TTTTACCAATAAATAAAACAGATAATAAAGATACAATTAATTTTTTAATTCTTATGAATGCAAAATCTGAATTTGTATATAATGCATCATTAATAAATCCATTTAATACAGAACATTTTGCATGGATTGACTTTAATATATTTCATGTTATAAATAATATAGAACATGCTACTTCAAAATTAAAATTATTTGGTTTTAACAAATTAAAACCAACAATGATGTTATTTCCTTGTTCTTTAACACCAGAAATAACAAATACATTATTAGATTATATAAAAAGATTTGTATTGTGGAGATTTTGTGGTGGTTTTTTTATTGGTGATAAAATTTCTATTAAAAATATGCATAATCTAATGCTATTAAATTTGCCAACTTTTATACAAAATAATGGCGAAAATATTATTACTTGGGAAGTAAATATGTGGGCATGGTTAGAAATAAATCATAATTGGCAAATAGATTGCTATTATGCCAATCATGATAATACTATTTTAGATATACCAAAAGAATATATGTATAATTAATAGTTAGTTTAATCTCATATATCTAATTCTAGAAATCTAATTCTATATTATCATTTTTACTTTTGCCTTTGCTTTTGCCTTTGCCTTTGCCTTTGCATTTGCCTTTGCCTTTACTATTTTCTTCATTGTCATTTTCTTCATTTTCATATTCTTCATTGTCATTTTCTTCATCATCAGATTCATTATCATTCGATTCATTATCATTCGATTCATTATCATCTAATTCACCATTGCCATTGACATTGCCATTGCCATTGCCATTGCCATTGTCATTGCCTTTACATTTGTCTATTTTTTTAGAAATTTTTTTTATAGCAGAAATATCTTTAATAAATTTTATCTCTGGAACATCTACTTTAGATTTAACTAAAGTTTCGCTAACTTTCATAGGATAGCCTTCTGTTTTATAATATTTTTCTCTAATTTTATTCCATCCGTTAAATGTTGAAAATATATCTTGAACATCAATTATTAATGGAATAAATTTCCTTTTTTTCTTTTCCTCTCGCAATATACGTCCAACTGCTTGTTTAATATTTTTATGAGGGGTGCCAAAAATCAATGTATTTAATGTTTTGCAATCAAATGCTTCTTCAGCCATATCATAAGTAGCTATTATAACTCTTTTAGTAGCACTTATATCTAAATTTTCCTGTTTCATACCGCCAACATAAAGCCCAACGCTACATTCTGGAATATTCATATCATTAATCATTTTTTCCATAGCTGTAATATGGGCGCGTCGACAACTAAGAATCAGTATTGTTCTGCCTTCTTGTATTAAACGTGGTAAAAATGATAATAAGAATCGTGTTCTATGTTCACAATTAGCAATATTTGACTTCATCGTTACAATATTTGGTTTTTGTTTATAATTAACTTCTTCCTTATTATATTTTGTATCAATGTTGCCAGAGCACATTTTATAAATATAAATTTCAACTGTTGAATTTGGTATATGTTCCATTGCTTTATCTTCTTCACTCGCCTCTATTTCACTATCTTTATAAACAATATCTCCTAAATAATGCTTAAATACACGTGTTAGACCATCGGCTCTATCTGGCGTTGCGCTAAGTCCAAGTGTATATTTAAATGGATATTTTGCCAGAGATCTGCAAAATTGTCTCGCTGCTAAATGATGGCATTCATCGGCTATAACTAAACCAAAACTTTCAAAAATATTTGCGGGATAATCATTATCTTTGCGAGGGTCGCTAAGACTTTGAATCATTGCTAGAACAATATCTTTACGTTGGATATCAAGTGTTTTTCCTTGAATATAACCTACACGTGCTTCTGGTAAATATTCCTTAATTCTATCAACCCATTGATTCATTAAAAATTCTTTATGAACTAGAATAAGAGTTTTTGCTTTAAGTTCTTCTATAATTTTAAGTCCCATAACTGTTTTACCCCTACCGCAACCTACACTTATTATACCTCCACCTATGCTACGTGCAGATTGTAAATATGTTTTAATAATTTCTTGTTGATAAGGTCTCATTAATCTATTAGATGCAAATGAAATTGATATAGTTTCAGGTTCTTTTAGTTTTGATATCTGTGGATTTCCAAATTTATTTTTACCATAAAAACTTGGAACATATATTTTATCATCATTTTCCATAAATAACTTATATGGTGTAATATCATCTACATTACCATACCCCGGACAAGTAAATGGTTTAATTGTTAATTCATTTCTTATTAATTCTAATTCACTTTCAGTAGTGGAATTTTTATAAATTGCATAGCCTTGATTTGAAATAGATGTTTTAATTGGCATTTTTGCAAAATTTCCACTAAGTCACTAAGTCACTAAGTCACTAAGTCACTAATTCTCTAAATAATAATTTAATCTTATTTCTATATTCAATTTTGTATATTTAATATTTGGAAATTTGTGTTTTTAATATTTCCAAATATTTCTAATTTCCATAAAATTTATATTATGTAATAATAATATATATATACTATAAGAACAAAAATGTCTTTAGCAATGCTTAGTAAATTGAATAATTCTATTATTAAATTTTTAGGTGAACCTATTATAAAATATGGGTTTTTACTATTAATTATTTTGCAAATTATGTTTGTAAAAAAAATTAAAACATCTTATTTAGAAATATTTAATGATAATAAATTTAAAGTAATATATGCATTTCTTATTGCATATTATGCATGTTTTGACCCTATATATTCTATTGCATTAACAACATTAATTATTATTTCAATACAAGAATTACATTCTAGATATGCATCGGAAAGTATTTATTCTTTACTTCCAGAGAAAAATATTATAAATAATTCTGTATTAACATCGGGAACTGTCTCTGGCTCTAGTTCACCATCTGGCTCTGGATCTGGCTCTAGTTCACTATCTGGCTCTGGCTCAACCTCTGGCTCAACTATTAATATTAAAGATGGTAAAATGAAAGCAAAAATTTTTGATAATGATGAACTTGTATTTGAATTAATAAATAAACATTCTTTGCAAAAACAACCATCTATTGATGATAAATTAACAGGTGAATATGACTTCAATCAAGAACCTGCTTTTACAACAATTACAAATAATATTAGTAGTAAAGACCAAGTTGAAATGTTAAATATTCTAGGTTTACCAAATGGATATGAAAAACTCTAATAAAATTAAAAATAAATATATCTAGATATAAAAATAAATATATCTAGATATATAAATAAATATATATAAATATATATTCGTTCAAATTTATAAATTAAAAACAAATATTTTAATAAATAGTTAATAATTTATTAGTTTATTATTCAATAATTAGTAGTTAATAGTTAATAAAATAATGTCTCAAAATCTTACGGTTGTTCCAAATAATGCACAACAATCTCAAAATGGTGGTGGTTCTTCACTAACTCTTCCAACTGAGAAAACTTTACTTCAAGCAACAAAACTTTCTTTGAAAACAAAGAAACCAATTTGCTTTTACTTTTATATTGATTCTCTTAAGGGTAAAATTAGTATTGTAACTGATGGTGAAGATCGTATTATTTTCAAGTCTGATGATGAACATACATCACCAATTCTTAATACTTACAAATCCGATACATCATATATTGTTGTTACGGAAAATACTATTTATATTCTAAGTGCTGAAACACCAGTTAGATAAATATATTTGTATTTGTTTCATTTTCATTTTCATTTTTATATTTTATAATTTTACAATAGGATAAAATGTGCTATAAATATTGCTTTTACCTGTTTTATTTTTATTATTGCCTAAATATGTTGAATTCATTGGAGAAATATATAAATTGCTTCCAACCAATGTATTGTTTGCCATAAAATCATTTAAATTATCTTCATTATTACCTAAATCAAAATCACTATTTAATGAACCAGAACTACTTGATTGATTATTCATAGATGAACTACTTGATTGATTATTCATAGTTGAACCTCTTGTTGTAGTAGTTGAACCTCTTGTTGTTGCAGTTGAACCCATTGTTGTTGCAGTTGAACCCATTGTTGTTGAAGTTGAATCCATTGTTGTTGCAGTTGAACCCATTGTTGTTGCAGTTGAACCCATTGTTGTTGCAGTTGAACCCATTGTTGTAGTAGGTGCCATTGTTGTTGCAGTTGAACCCATTGTTGTTGCAGTTGAACCCATTGTTGTAGTAGGTGCCATTGTTGTTGCAGTTGAACCCATTGTTGTCGTAGGAGACATTGTGGACGTAGGTACTATAGTTGCTTCAGCCGACCAATCAATAATTATTTTTGGTTCACCTGATGTATCAGTTGAATAACTTGTATAAACTGATGATAAATCTAAATCTACAAATGATCCACCTGCACCACCTCCTACATTTGAATCAATATTACCTGCATTAGAACCACCTCCACCTCCACCAAAAGCCCAATAATCTAAACTTGTTATATTTTCTAAACTTGTATTAGTAGAAGTAGTTGAATTATCAGAGGTTGTTTGAGGAATTGTAGTAGTATATATATTTTTTCCACCTTTTCCACCTTGTGCACCTATATATGTATTAGTAATATTACCACTATAATTACCATTAGTTTGTTTATCAATTATTACAGCAGTATTACCATCACCACCATCACCATTATTATTTATACCACCATTACCTCCAGAACTTACATTACCACCACCACCTCCTCCACCAGCAACAATTATTGGAGTAGTTGTATTATTCAATGTTATTAATGATGCTGCACCTCCACCACCACCCTTATTACCTTTATCTCTATTCAAATTAAAATATTTAAGACTTGCATCTCCATAAATACCATTATATAATAATATATTTATTGGATTTTTACCACCCTCTCCATTTCCTAATGCAATAGTTGTTGGTGTTGGTGTTGGTATTGGAGTTGATGTTGGTTGAGGCGGAGTATATATAGTTTTTGCATTAGACCCATTACTACCTACATAAATATTAAATTTTTGCCCTGATGATATCTTTAATATAGTAGATACATTTGCACCATACCCACCAGAAGCAAAATTATAAATATTATTATTATTATAACCATAACCATAACCACCTTTTCCTCCAACTACAGTAAATTTTACTTTTGTTATTCCATCTGGAACCGTCCATATTCCAGTTTCTCCAGCAGTATATGTTTGACTTGTTGATGTTGATGTCATAAATCCATCATTTTTTTTATTATTAAAAAAATAAAATATACTTATTAAAAGTATTACACATATAATTACTGTAAATATAATATTAAATTTATTTGCTTTCATTTTTAATTATAAAATTACTATTACTACTATTAATGGATATAAAAACATAAACATAAAAAATAAGAAAAATATTTGAAATATTTAAATAATTTTCTTATTTTTTATGTATTTAATTTTTTTATAATTTTACAATAGGATTAAATCTACTATAAATATTGCTTTTTCCTTGCATTTTTTTATTATTATCTAAATATGTTGAATTTATCGGAGAAATATATAAATTGCTTCCAATCAATGTATTTTTTGCCATAAAATCATTTAAATTATCCTCATTATTACCTAAATCAAAACCACTATTTGATGAACCAGAACCACTTGATTGATTATTCATAGATGAACCTTTTGTTGTCGTAGGTGCCCTTGTTGACGTAGGTGCCCTTGTTGTCGTAGGTGCCCTTGTTGTCGTAGGTGCCCTTGTTGTCGTAGTTGCTCTTGTTGTAATTGGAAACATTGTTGTCGTAGGAGACATTGTTGTCGTAGTTGCTCTTGTTGTAATTGGAGACATTGTTGTCGTAGTTGCTCTTGTTGTCGTAGGAGACATTGTGGTCGTAGGAGACATTGTTGTAATTGGAGACATTGTTGTCGTAGGAGACATTGTGGTCGTAGGAGACATTGTGGTAGTAGGTTCAATTATTGCTTCAGGAGACCAATCAATAATTATTTTTGGATTTTGAAAATCATCAATTGAATATCTTGCATTAGATATACTAGAATTTACATAAGAACTACCACCTCCACCACCACTACCAGTATTATTAGTACCACCACCACCTCCACCTACATAATAACCACCTCCACCACCTCCACCGCCACTATTTCCATCTGAGCTATTTGTTTTATTGGTCTCACTTCCACCATAACCACCAATATCACCTCCATTACCTCCATTACCACCATTACCACCATTAGGAATACCGCCATTACCGCCATTAGTTGAATTATCTCCGCCACCACCACCAGCACCAGCAACAATAAATTCAGTACCATTAAAAAATACAGCTGATGCTGAACCACCACTTCCACCATAAACACCACCTTTACCTCCATTTAAATTAGATTTTATATTATTTATATCATTATATGGATTAGCAATAGTATTGACAATAGTAGTTACATTATTACTAACAACATATTGTACTCCATTATAACCTACATATATATAATATTTTTGACCTTCATTAACATTTATAATTGCAGATACATTTGTACCACTTGAACCTAATATAGAATTACTTTGATGTCCTACACCACCACGTCCCCCTATTACAGTAAATTTTGCTTTTGTTATTCCAGATGGAACAGTCCATACTCCAGTTTCACCTTCATACAATGTTATTGTTGTATTTATATTATTTCCTACATATTGTGTTGATGTTGTTTCAAATCCTTCATTTTTTTTATTATTTAAAAAATAAAAAATACTTATTAAAAGTATTACACATATAATTAATGTAAGTATAATTTTAAATTTATTTGCTTTCATTTTTAATTATAAAATTACTATTACTACTATTACTATTATTAATGAATATAAAAACATAAAAAGAAAAAAATAAATTATTTAAATATTTCAAAAAATTTTTCTTTATATAATGAAAATTTTTCAAATGACTCTGCAGTATTTTTACTATTATTACTAAATTTTTCCTTATTAAAAGAATTATAATAATTATTTAATTCTTCTTTCATACGTGTTAATGATATAGCATCTGGGTCTAAACCTTCGGTTGCAGTTAATAAATCATCAAATGTTACTCCTGTTTTTTCACTTTTAAGTGAGTTTAAACTGCTTTTAATGCCAATAGTATCACTAAAATTATCACGATTATTATTTTTGTTTTTATTATTTTTTTTATTATTATTTTTTTTATTTAGCTTATTTAATATTCCGAAAGTCTCAATATTATCTTTATAATTTAAATTATAAAGAATCAATATTAGTATAACAAATAACACTAGAGATATAATAATATTTGTTTTCATTGTAGTAGTATTAGTATTATTATTAGTATTAGTATTATTATTATTATTGTTCGAAATTTATTTAAAAATTTTATTGTATTATATAAATATTATTTTCATTTTATAAATTTTATTAGTTTTATTATAAATTATTAAGTATTTAAGTAATTACATATAAACATCACTGTCAAATAATTTATTATTTGAAAGAAAATCATTTATATTATTAACATTATCATATAATCTATATGTTTTTTTTTTATTAGTATTAATTTGTGATAATGTATATAATGTAGATGAGGGTGTCATATTTTGATTTTGTTCTTCAATTGTGGTCGTAGTTTCATATTTTGTGTCGGGAGCCATTGTGGGAGCCATTGTGGTCGTAGTTTCATATTTTGTATCGGGAGCCATTGTGGTAGTAGTTTCATATTTTGTTGTAGTGGGAGCCATTGTGGTCGTAGTTTCATATTTTGTGGTAGTGGGAGCCATTGTGGTCGTAGTTTCATATTTTGTGGTCGTAGTTTCATATTTTGTGGTCGTAGTTTCATATTTTGTGGTAGTGGGAGCCATTGTAGTCGTAGGTGCCATTGTAGTCGTAGTTTCATATTTTGTATCGGGTGCCATTGTAGTCGTAGGTGACATTGTGGTCGTAGGTGACATTGTGGTCGTTGGTGCCATTGTAGTCGTTGGTTCCATTGTGGTTGTAGGTTCCATTGTTGTCGTAGGTTCCATTGTGGTCGTAGGTGGTACAGGAGAAAAATATTCTATTATTATTGACGGAGAACTGCCAGTACTATATTCAGTTGTTGTTCCTTCTACATTAGTTACACCATTTCCAAAAAATGAACTACCAGCACTACCACCATCGCCTTTATTAATACCTGCACTACCTGCACTAGCACCACCTCCACCTCCACCTCCACCAGCAATTATACTATTTGCCCCATTTGTATTAGAGTTTATTATGCTATTAATATTATTATTATTACTGCCTGATGTTATTGAACCACCTCCACCTCCACCACCTGCAATAATTATTGGTATTGGTAATGATGATGGTATTATTGTTGGATTTTTTACTATTGCAACAATTGATGCTGAACCACCACCACCACCAATAATAACACCATCATAACCACCACCATTACCACCACCAAATTTTCCATTATACGGATTATTTATAGAAAAATATGCTCCTGTTCCAGTATTTTTACCATTTTGTCCTACTTGAATAACATATTTTTCACCTTCACTAACATTTATAGTTGCAGTTATACTTACTCCTGCACCACCATTATTATTACCACCACTACCCCTACCACCTATTATAGTAAATTTTGCTTGTAATACATCAGGTGGAACTATCCAATACCAATATTCTCCCATAGTATATTTTAGTGTAGTATTTATATTATTACCTACGTATTGTGTTGCTGTTGATACAAATTTTTCTTTTTTTTTATAAAAATAAAAAATAAATAGTATAATAATTATTATACATACTATTAGTGTAAATATAATTTTATATTTTAAATTTGTCATTTTATATTTATATTAGAATTAACCTCAAATAAATGAGTGTTAATTTTTTTTTGAATGTATTATATTATTAACTATACTATATATTTTTATTTGGTAAATATAAATCTAAATTATTCATTGGTGAAATATATACATCGCTATAAAATAATGTATTATTCGAAAGCAAATCATTTAGATTACCAACATTATCATATAATCTATATGTTTTATTTTTATTACTATTAATTTGTGATAATGTATATAATTCAGACGATGGTGTATTAGTTTGATTTTGTTCTTCAATTGTGGTCGTAGTTTCATATTTTGTGGTCGTTGGTGACATTGTGGTCGTTGGTGACATTGTGGTCGCGGGAGCCATTGTGGTAGTAGTTTCATATTTTGTTGTAGTGGGAGCCATTGTGGTCGTAGTTTCATATTTTGTGGTAGTGGGAGCCATTGTGGTCGTGGGTGACATTGTAGTCGTTGGTGACATTGTGGTCGTAGTTTCATATTTTGTATCGGGAGCCATTGTGGTCGTAGTTTCATATTTTGTGGTTGTTGATGACATTGTAGTCGTAGGTGACATTGTGGTCGTAGGTGACATTGTAGTCGTAGTTTCATATTTTGTATCGGGTGACATTGTAGTCGTAGGTGCCATTGTGGTAGTGGGAGCAATTGTAGTTGTAGGTGCCATTGTGGTTGTAGTTTCATATTTTGTTGTAGTGGGAGCCATTGTGGTTGTAGTTTCATATTTTGTTGTAGTGGGAGCCATTGTGGTCGTGGGAGCCATTGTGGTCGTAGGTGACATTGTTGGTGTGGGATCAATTGTATATTCAATTATTATTTTTGGTGTTTGCGTGCTATCAATTGAATAAAATGGATTACTAGATATATTAGAATTTATATAAGAACTACCACCTCCACCACCACTACCAGTATTATTAGTACCTCCACCACCTCCACCTACATAATAACCCCCTCCACCACCTCCACCTCCACTATTTCCATATGAGCTATTTGTTTTATTGGTGTCACTTCCACCATAACCACCAATATCACCGTTAATTTTACCATTACCATTACCGCCATTAGGAATACCGCCATTACCGCCATTAGTTGACCAATCACCGCTACCGCCACCACCACCAGCAACAATAACTTCAATATTATTTAAAAATACAGCTGATGCTGAACCACCACTTCCACTATAACTACCACTTTTACCTCCATTTAAATTAGGTTTTGTATTATTATTATTTATATTATATGGATTAGCAATAGTATTGACAGTACCACCACCAACATATTGTTCACCATTATAACCTACACATATATAATATTGTTGTCCGCCACTAACATTTATAGTTGCAGATACATTTGCACCTAAACCAAATGTATTTGCAGATCCAAATCCTAAACCGCCACGTCCTCCGATTACAGTCATTTTTGCTTTTGATACATTATATGGTACTGTCCAAATTTTGTCTTCTCCTGCATTATATGATATAGTATATGTATCACCTCCTAAATATTGTGATTGTTCAAATTTTTCTTTTTTTTTATAAAAATAAAAAATACTTAGTATAATAATTATTATTATACATACTATTAGTGTAAATATAATTTTATATTTTAAATTTGTCATTTTTATATATTTATACTATACTTAGATATATTCCACGCTTGGAAAAAAACTACTTGATATATTTTTATTTTTTTCTACAATATTATTATTATTATTATTATTTGGTAAATATAAATCTGAATTATTCATTGGTGAAATATATACATCACTACCAATTAATTTATTTTTTGCAAGAAAATTATTTAAATTATGTTTATTCCCTTCAGCATTAAAATCTATATTTGGTAATATACTTTCAATACCACTGCCACTGCCACCACTGCCACTTCCGCCACTGCCACTTCCGCCACTGCCACTTCCACTGCCACTTCCTCCACTGCCACTGCCACTGCCACTTCCGCCACTGCCACTTCCACCACTTCCTCCACTTCCTCCACTTCCGCCACTGCCACTTCCACTGCCACTGCCACCACTACCACTTCCACTTCCGCCACTTCCACCACTGCCACCGCTACTAGTAGTACTTGTACCACCGCTACTAGTAGTACTTGTACCACCGCTACTAGTAGTACTTGTACCACCGCTACCACTGTTAGTTGCATCAGGTTTAAATGTTGGAGATGTTGTAAAATTTCCTAAAAGAGGTATAACAAAATTTGATTCATTATTATCACTAAATATAATCAAATTATTATTATATAAGATAATATCCATAATACTACTAATAGATAAATTAATATTAGTATTTAGAGGTTCAAAATAATTTATTGTTATTGATTTCCAAATATAAGTATCATCATTTTCAATACTTTTATTTTTTAATGCACACCACCATAAATTAGTTTTTCTATTTTGTATATCTTGTTCTATACCCCAAATAATATCATTATTCATAGTTAGTTTATCAAAATTTATACCATTTGGTTTATTCATTAATGAATCGCCACCAACTTTTATCCATGGTTCATTTTCTAATTTATTATTTTTAATATTAATTTTCAAATAATAAATTGCATATGTAGAATTACTTTGCGAACTTATTGTATAAATAAAAATATAATCATCATTTACCATAATTTTTTTTATATCTGCACGAACAATTAAATTAGGTAGATTTATATAATTCCAATTTTTATCAGTATTATCTTTTGGTATACCATTATTTATTATACAATAATATAATCCTATATCATTGGGTAATGGATTAGTATAGGTTTGAATATTATAAGATGTATATGCATTATAACACCCCAATGCAAATAATATATTTTGATTACAAGCCAATAATCTAATATTATCAAATTCTTGCAATAATTGTTTTGATGAATTAGTAGTAGTAGGAGTAGCAGTAGCATTTGGAGAAATAGTAGCAGTAGGATTATTTCTAACGGATAAAAGAGGTAATGCTAGACAATATAAACTAGAATTTAAAGGTATAGAACCATCATTATTTAATGACAAATAATAAATACAATCCGTTTTAGTTGTATTATTAATAAAACTATTATATAACCATAATGTATTTAAACTTGATGTCATATGTAAACCATCAGATGATTTGCATATTATTTTATTTTCATTACTAGTATCATATTGTGGGTTAGTTATTTCTGGTTTTATTAATTTAATATCTTGTTCTATCCATTTTTTTTCACTTTGTGAAAATACAACAATAGATGTATTTTTAGTAAGTGCATATAATCCTACATTATTTGATGTAATAGATTGTAAATTATTTAATTTATAATTTATATTTGGTGATAAATTAGATTTATCTATAAGTGATGGTTCTCCAGTATATACTGTTTTAACTTCTGCAAAATGTTCTTTACTTATATTTCTATATGATTTTTTATAAAGATAATTTAAAATAATTAATATTATAATTACACAAATAGCTATAACTATATATTTTATTAATTTGTTTGATTTCATTTAAAAAATTGTGTATTACTTTATTACTTTACTACTTTACTACTTTATTACTTTACTACTTTACTACTTTACTACTTTACTACTATATTAAATATATATTTTTTTACTATTGTTTAATTGTTTAATTTATAAATGTGTAAAATACAGAAAATGATTAAAAATTTTAGAAAATTATAAAAATATTGCTGTTATTGCAAAAATAAGCATACCTACCAATGCTTTAATAAGCACTCCACCAATACTAACTTGTCCTGATTCTAGAAGTAATCTAGGAAAAAAACTAAATAAAAATCTATTGAATTCCGGTAGTGATATTATAAAACATAATACAAATACTAATATAGGATACTTAATATTTTTCATTATTTTATCCTTAATTGATTCGCCATTAAGATTTATTCCTAATTGACCAAATAATCCTGTATTTGCATTATTCTGTTGATGCATCATTTTTTCGGAATAATGTCTATCATCATAATATGAATTCTGGTCTTCTGATTTATAAGCAGGGACTTGCGAATTATCCATTGCATATTGATATGCTTGAGAATTTATATTAGATTGTTGTTCCATACCAGGCGAATTACCCATTTCTTTAAGAATATCTTCAACAAGTTGTGAATCTGAATGTTGGTTATTCATATTATCATTAGAAATTACTGGCTCATCTCGCCTAATCATATTAATTGGTGTAGATTGAGACATGATAGATAGTTTAGTTATAGTTAAACTTAAATATAAAAAAACTTATATTAAACTTATATTAAACTTATATTAAACTTATATTAATTAAAAAAATGAAAAATATATTATTACTATAAAAAGAATTAAATATTTATTTTCAAACTAATTTATTCTAATTTATTTCAATTTATTCTATTGTGTTATTTTCTAAATTTTTACAACTTGTAGCAACAGTTTTATAATTATAGCATTTATTATCAAAACTAAAAATTTTATTTTCAATATCTTTAACAGGTGGTCCTTTTATTATAACCATATTTGCATCTTTATAAGATATACGTATCATACATGCTAAACCTAGAGCTAAAATAACTGATACTATATTTTTACCAATATTTGTTTTCATAAAATCAATAATTGCCATTTTTATATCTAGATATATTTTATATTTTATATTTTATAGATATATTTTTTTATAGATATTTATATTTTGTATCTCTAGATATAATTTATAAATATTTATACTTGTATCTAGATACATTATTTATTTAATTATTAAAGGATGCTCAATAATTAGATTTGGATCACTTGGGCATTTAACCTCAGTTGATTCATATTTATAGCAAGTTTTATTATCATCTTGATATGTAAATTTACCAGTATTTTCTGGATTAGGATGTTTATAAATAATAGTTGGCTCTGGATGCATTAAATAAACAATAAATATGCTTATTATAAATGAAATAATAAATACATATGAATTAATAAATTTACTTAACATTTTATAGTATACAACTAAATGAACAGAAACTTATATGCAAAAAATATTATTATTATATTAGATTTTATTTAGAGCTTTGCTTATTTTAAATGCCGATTTTAATTTTTATAAATTTTTTTAGTTAAATAAATGTTTAGTTAAATAAATGTTTAGTTAAATAAATTTTTTTTTATTAGTTGATTTATAATCTATAAATGTAGTATCGTTATCACTAAAATCTGAGTCATCAGACTTATTATTTATTACATTTTTACCATTTTTTTTATGTTTTCCATTTTTATTTTCCATATCTATTTCTTCATTATCTACTTTATTTTTTTTTTCTATAGGTCTTGGAGGAATAACATAATTATATGGTTTAATTTTTGGTTTTATAAAATTACAATATTCAATAAGAGTCATATTATTATTATAAATTTGATTTATATTAGTTGCAGTATTTCTAATATATTCTGTTATTTCATTATAATATGAAAAACTATTTGAATAATCACAATAATAATTATTTTTTTTTATATTTTGTATTTGTTTATTATTTTTAGTAGTATTAGTATTGTTATTGTTATTGTTATTGTTATTGTTATTGTTATTGTTATTGTTATTTTTATTTAATAACCATGATGGTTTTAATATTATATTATCAATATCTAGTAATTTTGTAATTACCATATTATGAGTATGCATTATTTATTATTTATTATTTATTTTGTAATGTCTATAATTATCTATTAAAAATATAGTTTATTTATTATGTATATTAAAAATATAAAAATATAACGAGCTAATATAATACCTAATTTATCATATTTTGCATTTACTAAATTAATTTAATACCAGATGATAAAATATATTTTGTAAAGCCAATAAGCATTACATATTGAACACCTAGCAAAAATATAGAAAATATTATACCTGCCATATATTTGTGCCAGTTGCCAGGGAACTTAGTTTTACCACCTATTACATTATTACGTAAATCATCAACCTCGCGTATAAAAAATGGTAATATTTGTTGTGCCAATGGAAATGTAATTGCAAATATAATTATACCTGACACTAAACCCAACGTAATACTACTTGTTGCTGCAGAAACCATCAATGATTGCATAAGAATACCTACAACAGCAAGACCATTAATTATATTTGTTGATAGAAACCCACTAAATGATGTTGTATTACAATCAGTTGGATATAAATTTGCAAATAATTCTGGACTACCTGATTCAGTAAGTGTAACCGCAGCCATAACTAATGCAGGTAAATAATATTTTAAACTTTCATAATCACCTGATGAAAATAAAAAACTAGGTATCATAATTACAAATACAATGTAGAAAATAATTGTATCCAAATTTGGAATACTCAAACATAAATTAATAAATTTCATTTTGTATATTATTTATTATTGTATTGTCTATTATATAAATTTATAAATATATTTTTATTTACTATTAAAACATATTTTTTTTATTTACTATTAAAATATATTTTTTTATTTACTAATAAATTTTTTTTTTGTTTTTGAAATAAATTTATTTTTACTATTAAATTTATTATATTTTTTATATTTATTAAATGTTTTATATGTTTTTGATGATTTAGAGTTTTTACTATTTAAATTTAATATTTTACTACTTGTTTTATATGATTTTTCAAATATTGTATAATTATCATTATTTAATATTTTTTGCCTAACAAGTTCATAAAATTCCCTATGATATTTTAAATCTTCAAAACTTTGTAATTTACATTCTTCCCATTTTTTATCTAATTCTTCTATTGATGTTGCATAAATTAAATATCCATACCAATTGCTTTTTTTCATTAATAATTGCAATAGTCGATGCAAATGTATACTCATTGATATTATGTTTCTAAATGGTTTAATTTTATTTGTATTAAAATTATAAAATTCAAGTAAATTATTTATATCTATACCACTATATGACTGAAACCAATTCCATGATTTTACTGGTATTAAATACGAACTAAGGTCATAATTTAATATTTTTGGATTAATATAATATGGTGAATTTTTTACAATTAATATTTCCATATAAGTTATATTAGGATTATCAATATGATGAAAACATATTATTTTAAACATTTTTTCTGGTATATTCATAATAACATTGTCTATATTTTTACTATTAATATTGATATTGATATTGGCATTACTTTTACTTGGTATACTTCCTGTAAATATTGTTATATCATATAAGCTTTTATTTTCTGATAATTTTTTACACCAATTTTCCATTAAAGCCCATAATCCGCTATTTAATACCATTTCTTGAGGTGTTATATTACTAAGCAAAAATGTTTCTGAAAATACTTTCATATTAGTTTTATGTTGACCTGCTGGTGCATTATGTCCCATACTAACACCATATGGCATATATTTTTTATAATCTTCTAATGTATGACGATATTGAGTTGGTATTTCAAGGTCTTCCATAAAAGGGTCTTCTATTTTGCTTCTATTAATTCGTGCTTCATTAACATCTGGATTACCTGTTTGAGATGTTATATTTTCTTTAACTAATATAGGATATTTATACCTATTGCTATAAAATATATCATATTCGGTTTTTTTCATATAAACAATCGAATTATCTTTTTTTCGATTATGTGAAAATATTTTTTTATAATTAAGTAAACTATTAGTTAAATCAGTTGTTGAATACATTTTTATTAATTTAATATTAACTAATATTTTATTATGATTAAATTTATTATGATTAAATTTATTATGAATGATTAAAAATATAAAAATATTAAATATAAAACCTATTTAGAGTTTTACGAATGCATATACTGTTTTTCCACAAGATTCGCATTCGCCTACCATTTGTGCTCTTTTATTACCATTTTTCATAGTAATAATTTTTTTGTGTGCATTAAGCATAAGTACATTTTTCTTACGTTCATGCATACAATAAGCATGATGTGAACCAGAACTTTTTGTCATACTATTTTCCATAGTTTTTGATGACTTAGTCTTCTTAGCAGTTTTAGCCTTAGGGGTCTTTGCTTTACGAGTTTTAGCTACCATTTTAAAATGTTTTATAATTGATTTATAAATAATTTGTAAATAATTTGTAATTAATAAATAATTTGAATATCTTGATATTATAAAAGATTATATTTTTTTTGATATTCTAGAAAAATTAAATAAAAAATAAAATAAAAAATAAAATAAAAAATAAAATAAAAAATAAAATAAAATAAAAATAAAATAAAAATTAAATAAAAATTAAATAAAAACTAAATTAATTAAATAAAACTATATTCATTAAATAAAACTAAATTCATTAAATAAAACTATATTCATTAAATAAAACTAAATTCATTAAATAAAACTATATTCATTAAATAAAACTATATTTATTTTAATAAACACTACTAGATAAAGATTGAGTATAAGGATTATTTCTAAATGCATCTAGAATATCTGGATTAATACGAGACCTATTTGTATCTTCTGGTAATTTACTTTTAACTCTTGTCAAACCGCAATTATTCTTTTGTGGTGGCGCATTATATATAAATGTTTCTGCTGGTTCTCTAATATTAATTTGGTCTCCTTCAATGCGTCTATGTTCAATATTAACCATATCCATACCAGACATTAATTTTACACTTTCTTGTGTAGGTTCTCTGCCTAATGCAATTTCTTCTTTATTTGGATTCATACGAGCATTATACATATCATCATAGCTTTGTGGATTATTAACAATTGATTTTGCTGGTCCTTCCCATTCCCAATCATTAAGAAATTGGCGGTTGGTATTCTTAGCTTCATATCTTGCTGCCAAATAACCGCGACCGGTTCCTGTACCAGTTTCGCCATCAGCAATACCTTGATAATACCAATCAGTTGTAAATTGTCTGTTAGTATTTTTCATATCAACACTAGTGCTAGTATAACCACCTGCTTTGAGGGATTGTAGATTACTTACTTGACCGACATATTCATTATCAATAGTAACTTCTTTGAGAGTCGTTTTTGCAATATCCTCAGGATCATAAACACGAATAGACCTAGGTTGTTGAGGATTCATATTAATATAAGGCGCATTATTGTGGATATTTTGTTCTTTAATAGTAGTTCTAGCAACATCATCAGGGTCATATGCAATACCTTGTTGAGGACCTTTTAATTGACCAATATAATCATTATCTATATTTTGTTCTTTAATAGTAGTTCTTGCTATATCAGTAGGATCATAAACTGTATGTTTAGATGGCATTGCCGCCTTCATATTACCATCAGGGCGAATATTTCCAATAAAATTCTCTTTTCGTGTCCTTCTAAAAAAATCTACTATTGGTGTAATAAGCTTTTTAACAGTAATCGTTAAATTGTTCATATGAACTCTATCTTGGGTTGTATCTCTTTCATTAGGTTTATTTTCAATACTATTTTTACCATAATCACCTACGCCAGAGTTAATACTTTCATCGTTAAATATCCATGCATCTTCTCTATAAGCATTTCTCGGAGTTGGATTCATATAATTATTTTTAGTTGATTTGCGATATGCTCCCTCTTTGCGTGGCTTAGCTAATTGTCCTTGACCTAATGTTCCAAAATATGGTTTTTGATGTTGTTTTTGAGTTGGTTTCATATAGTATTTTTCTCTAAGTTGAGATGCTTTAACAGCTGAACTAAGATTTCCCCGTTCAGGTGTAGAATTATAATATGTTTCTGGTCTATTTTTAACAACGTTTGATTGTAACCCGCGTTGTGCACTTTTAAGCCCTGCAATAACACGCCCTTCATATGTAAGCCTTGGATTAGTTAATACACGTGTTTCATCAATACTTTTTGGTAAAACATAATCACGTGCATTTGCTTGGTTCAAACCACCTACAGGTTCAGCAGTAAATCCTGCTGCAAGACCGGGACCAACTCTAATATCTTGAAATGGTTTTTCACCCTGACGTTTTTGACTAGGAACATATCTATCAGAACCTACTGTTTCTGTAAAAGATGGACTCCCATAAACATAAGAATTATTTGGTGTTAAATCAAAAAAACTCTTTACTTCAACTTTTTTTGGTCTATATGTTTCATCATTACCAGTATGACGACCAAGTGTATTACTATATGTATTAAAATTATTATTTTGTTGATTTTTATTTTTTATAAAGGGAACCATATTATCATGAAAAGATTCTTTGCCAATACTTTGCCCACTTAGGGGTGAAATAAAATAATCCGTTTGATTACTTTCTCTAGAGATTGAATCTTGTGGAAAACCAGTATTATTATTATTAAGAATTTTTTGATTAAAACCTGTTCTTGGTATTACATTTGTATTTGTTGCATTACAAGCATTATTATAATTTTGTTTTGCTAGACTTGATTCAGTTTTATAAACATTATGCAGAATAGATGACATATTTTATTGTTTATATATAAATAATTTTGTTATAAATTTGTTATAAATTTGTTATAATTTTTTTACAAATTTTTTAACTTTCAAAAAATTGATTTTCTTATATTATTATTTATTTATATTATAATTATATTAAATTAATTTACTAATTTAAAACTAATTTTATTTTATATAATTAAGTTATCACACATAAATATATTTTTAAGATAAATCAACATATTTTAATACTATTTAAAATATTTATTTAAAAATATAACTAAACCGTAACAACTACATAATACATAATACATAATACATAATACATAATACATAATATATAATACATAATACTATTTTTCCTACATAATTGTGTGATAACAACTATCAAATTCCTTTAAAATGTCTTCAACAACAATTGAAAACTTTTATGATAATCGTAAAAACTTATTTGATATTTGTGGTAATTTTATCAATAAAGATAAATATCCATTTATTGATATTTTATCAACATATCTTGTAGATATTGTTAAATCTATTGATATTGAAATAAATAAATCTACACGTAATTCTATGATTAATTGGCGTGAAAAAAAGAATCCAAGATTATTATCAAAATTTATTAATAGTGATGATAATATTAATATGATTAATGGTAGTATGAATAAAATAACATCTAGTAATTATTTAACTATTATGAATGAAATAAATGATACATTAATGCAAGATAATTTTAGAAAATTGCCAGATTATTGTAAGTTTTTGTTTGATATTATTATAAAAAAATGTTTGAATGAAGAAAATTTTTCTATAGATTATTTGCGGTTTTTAACTGCATTTAATGAAACTATAGGTATAAATATAAATACACATATTACTGAATTAATTGATGAAATATTTAAAGTAATTAAAAATGATAATGTAAATACAAATTCTGGTGTAAATTATTTTTCATATATTAAAGATGTATCACAGTATTTTAATATTGGTATTATTTTTGCAAATTTATATATAATTAAAAATGATTATAATTTAACATCAAATATTTCAAAAATATCTAGTCTTTCACATAATAATGTTTCAGAAAAAATTATGGTTTGTTTAAATCAAATTAATAATTATTTAGAATGGTTGCCACATAATATGGATGAATTATATAAACTTATATATTTACTATTTGGAATAATAGAAATACAGGGGCAAAATATATTAAGTATTATGTCTAAAAAAGATTTATGTTTATTAAATGACGTTTTAAATTTAATTTATACTATTAATAATATTCCAAATAAAATAAAATTTAAAGTTCTTGATATTCAAGATATTATTAAAACTTTTGAAAAAACAAAAAAACAATCAGAAATGCAAAATGTATTAAAATATGAACCACCAAAAAAACTAGTTGAAACTCAAATAGAGCAACACTTAGAGCAACATTTAGAGCAACATTTAGAAGATTCAAATGAATATGAAACCTCAACAATTAATTTAGATGTACAAAAACCAAAAATAATTAATAAAAAAACTTCCTCATTAAAATTAGTTAATATGCACAAAAATAATGTAGAAACAAATTTTATAGATAGTATTGCAAAAGTAGATAGTATTGCAAAAGTAGAGCATGTTGTTGCAAAAGTAGAGCATGTTGTTGCAAAAGTAGAGCATGTTGTTGCAAAAATAGAGCATGTTGCAAAAGTAGATAATGTTGCAAAAGTAGATAATGTTTATAAAAATAATAATAAATATAAAAATCGACAGCACAATCAACAGCACAATCAACAGCACAATCAACAGCACAATCAACAGAACAATCAACAGCACAATCAACAGTACAATCGACAGCAAAATCAACAACAGAACAATCAGCAGTATAATCAGCAGCGAACTAATCAAAAATATACACAGCAAAATAGACAACAGAATCGCCAACAGAATCGTCAACAACCAAAACAAACAGTTGTAGATAATGATAATGATAATGATAATGATAATAAACCTAATTTAGATGATGATGGATTTATAAAAATTGAAAGAAAACAAAAAATAATTAATAAAAATAATAATTAGTATTATTTAGAGAATTGCAAAATTTTATTTGACAATTTAATATGAAAATTTTAATTTTATTTATATTTTTTTAAGTATAAAAAGATAAACAAATATCATATATAAAAATAAAAATAAAATAAACATAAACTATTTTTTATTTATAATTTACAAAAATGAGTGATGAAAATAAATATATTAATATTGCACTTAAATTTATTGAAAATAATAACAAAAATTTAGGACAAATATATTTAGAACATTATAAAACTACTGGACACGGTGTTATTGTAATTAATTTATCTGATGTTGATTTACAAAGTAATATTAATGTTTCATTTGTTCCTATGAATATTTTAGATGCAGATATTGTTGAAAAAATTAATGACAGAAAACTTTATAATAATGAGGACATTATATATTTTTTCTTAATAACACCAAATGAAGAAAAAATTTTAGAAATTGACATTAAGACTTTATGTTAGTTTATTTTTTATATTTGCAATATTTTTTATATTTTTTATATTTTTTAATTTAATTTATTTTATACATAAAGATATTATTTATACATAGTGTTAAATAATAAAAGTATTAAACATAAATTAAATACAATTTATTATTTTTTTTATTATATATAATTATGCCTCCACTTATACCTATTGAAACACTTAATTACTATCTTTCAAAAACAGGTTTTCCAAAATTTAGAACATGGTTTAATTCAATTGAAATATTTAATCCTATATATGAAGAATTAGAAATTTTAACTTATTCAATAGAAAATTCTACGTGGTTAGAAGATAAATTAAGAAAAGATTCTATTAATAAAATAAAAACATTAATTTTAAAATTTTTTGAACAAAGAGTAAATAAAGACCCAAATATATATTTTCAAGAATGGATAGATTCTATACAAAAATATTGTTATCAAGGTGGTTATGGTTATAAAATACAATACTCTGGTAATTTTCCTCATAATTGGTGTGTTCGTTGTGAGAATTATGATGAGGTAAAAAATATTCCTTATGATATTATATTATGTGGTGTAATATGCGATAAATACATTAATTTATCAGAAAATGCTGAGACAATGTATTGGTCTGGTTGTCATAATTCATTATGATTATAATATCTTATAAAATCTAATAATATCTAATATTGTGAAATTAAATCCTCACGTTGCCAACTAACACTTGGTGGCATTGTGGGTGCATGACATACAGGGACAATAGTTTCACAAATAGGAATATTATTTGGCTTTGGATATGCATTATATTGGTCAATTGGTCTAGGAACACAAGGACGATGATTATCTTTGCTTAATATTTTAGTATTAATCTGAAAATCAAATGGTTCCGTTACGCGATATTGAGGATTTCTGCATAACCATTCCCATCTATTCCAACCAGTTCCTCGTAGTGTTGATGGAGGATTGCTTAAACGACAATCCTCAGTTGATAATCCGCAATCATTATAATTAATAACTTGTGTATTATCGACACATAATTTATCAGTAGGTTTACAACCATTGCGAACTTTACCAGTTTGCGCACCACATTGAAAACTAGCATTTTGGTCTGGCATATATTTGCGGTCTGGACAATCTGTGAGATTTCTGGAAATACCAATCATCTCACTATCAATATCAATTAATGATGTATTTTTACTAATTGATACACCTTGAGATTGTGCAATAATACGAGGGTCATTAGGTAAACAAGGCATACAAGCATTTGCAGGACGAGTTAATTGATATATACCACTACCTGTTGTTTCTGCTAATTGATATTTATAACTACATTGGTCATATACTGTTCTATTCCAACTCATTTTATATTATTATAATTTTTATAATGTTTATTATTATTATATAATATTATTATTATAACTATATATTATTATTTTAACAATATTATTAATTTAAATTTTTTACAATATTTATAATATTTATAATACTAATATATAATTATAAAATTTACTTTTATAAAAATTGATTTTGTTTTACTTTATTATACATTTTATCTATATTTTCTCTATATTTTCTAATAAATATTTTTTACAAAATGGAAAATTTTAAAATAGGTAAAACTTATAGAATTTCTATAAAAGACGAATCTGATTATGTTGATGCAATATTTCTAGAATGTAAAATATATGATTATCCAGATTATCTAGATTATAATTCAGAAGATACAGAACAATCATATGATGATGAACATTCATATAGTTTAAAAATCTTTAGAGAAAAAGCAAACATAAGTTTTGATATTCTAAATAATACTAAATTATTTGTATTTGAAAGATTACCTCCATTTGACCCATGGTATTTTGGAGGAGAGTCTAATACTAAAGATAGCACCAAACAATTATTTGATAATTATAATTATTATCATAGTACTCGTAGACTTAGATGTTCTAGATTAAATATTGTTGACATACCAATAAATGCACTTGAATATTTAGAATTTAATGAGTTAACTTAGTATTTTTTATTGTTTTTATTTTTTATTGTTTTTATTTTTTATTGTTTTTATTTTTTATTGTTTTTATTTTTATTTGTTATAATTTTTTTCTTTTTTACAATAATTGTTTTATTTTGTTTTAATTCTTTTTGCAATTTATTTTTTGTTAATTTTAATTTTAATAATTTTATTTTATTTTGTAAATTATATTCTTTTTTATTAAAATGTTTGTCAGTTTTATTATTTTTAAGAGTACGGTTTCCACCTGTTTGTAATTGTTCTGTTGTTTTGTCAATATCAGCATTCATTGTATCATTTAATTTTTTAATAGCACCTTCTAAATCTTTTTCTGTTTCTGTTTCATTAGATTCATTAGATTCATTAGATTCATTAGATTCATTAGATTCATTAGATTCATTAGATTGCATTGGTTCTTTAGGTTGCATTGGTTCCTTAGGTTGCATTTGTCCCTTAGGTTGCATTGGTTCCTTAGGTTGCATTTCTCCTAAAGAATTAATATTATTAGAATTACTAGATATAACATTTGCATTAGATATGATAGGTATATTTGTTTTAATATTAGTTGATGCATTATTATTCAATTCCTCCATTTTATTCATATCACTAATATAATCATCAACAGATACAATATTTTTATTTTTTGAGCCAGATGTGCCAGAATTATTTATAGTATTTTGATTTGTATTAATACTTACATTACTAGTTGGAATAACTTTTTTTGTTAAATAACCATTTGCAATATCTGCCGTATTTTTTACTAAATCTGTAATACCTGATACATTATTCCCTATATTTCCAAAAAAATTCTTTATACCTGATGTGGCTTTTGTGATTATGCTTTTTCTATCTTCTGGTTCAGCTTCTTCCTCATTAGGAGGAGCAGATTTTGCCAAGTCTTGTGTTTCTTTTAATGTTTTATCTACCTCAAAAAGCCCATTTATATATTCATTAATTTTATCAAGATCTTGTTGCCTTATTGCATTCATATATCTTTGTGTATAATCTTTAACATGACGCAGCAAATCTATTAATTCATATTGGAGAGAATCTATTTTATTTTTAAGAACCTCAAATTGTGCACTTGTCATTGGTTGTTGTTGGTCATAATATGGTTGTTGCATATTATACCCTTGTTTTTGAATTCCTTGATGCATTAAATTTGGTTGTCCTTGTTGTTGTAATAATGGGTATCCTTGTTGTTGATGTAATAATGGGAATGGTTGTGGTTTTTGTGGGTAGTTTTGACTCATAAAAGTTGGTTGTTCAGAATATGGTTGATATTCACCTGTATATTTTGCTTGTATATCATCTAAATTCTTATTTTCACCTGCCGATGGATTCATTATATTTTTTTTAATTTCTTCTAGAATAGTTGCTTTATCTTTATCATCTATTGGTAAATTCTTTATTTTTTCTAATATAGACTGAACATCTAAACTTTTTTTTGGCAATTTATCCATTTTGATATATATGTATATATATATATTATTAATTTTTACAAAGATAAAAAATATTAAAAATTACAAAGATTAAAATAAAAAATTACAAATATCAAATATCAAATAACAATAATTACAGATACATAAATAATGCCAGAATATTTTTACTTACATCTAGGCATTTGAATACCCTGAGGTAAAGGAATTGGTGTATAACGAAACATTTGGCTACCACGTAAATGCATAGGAGTAGTATCAATTACGCGCCCCATATTAGATGGGTTTCCCTTAATAATAATTTGTCTTGGTTGACAAGTATTCATAGAACCTTGAGGGCAAGGATTAATATATTTGAGTTGAGGGCATTTACTATCCAATCTAGTAATTCCTCGTAGGTCGCTTTCTAAATCAGTCATATTACCCTTAATAAGACTAACATCATTTCCAGCTACAATACCAAATTCAATTCGAGACTTGGCATAATTTTCAAATCTCGATGGGTCAATAACCCAATTTAGCGTTCCTACAGATTGTGCGAGTTCATTTTTATAAGCACAAGTATCATAAGATAATTTTGTAAAAGACATTTTTATTTAACTAATTATTATTAAATATTATATTTTACAAAGATTATATTTTACAAAGATTATTATTTTGCAAAAATAAAAAATTATATTTTATAAAAATAAAAAATAAATAATTAAACATAAATAATTAAACATAAATAATTAAACATAAATAATTAAACATAAATAATTAAACATAAATAATTAAACATAAAATTAATATTATTTTCTAATTTATTCTCATACTGCCATTTCTGCTTTAATATTAGGATGTGCTTTATATCCTAATAATTCAATATCCTCAAATTTAAAATTCATTATATCTTTTCTCTTTTCACCTTTAATTAATAATTTCGGAAATGGAAATGGTTTTCTATCTAGATTCATTTGTACTTTGTCTAGATGAAATTTATATAGATGTGCATCTGCAATAAATACTGTTAGTTCGCCCGGAGTTAAATCTATACCTTCCGTATTGCATAGTAAATGAACAAATAATGCACCACAACAACTATTCCAATTATTTGCCAAAAAATAATCACTACTACGTAAATATATTGCCAGATTAAGTTCCTTCTTTGAAACATTAACATTAAATTGATATTTACAAAGACAACTTGGCAATGCTGCTTTATGAACAGTTGAACTATCCCATAAATCTATTATAATACGTCGACTAGCTGGTTCCGTCTTAATAAGATGTATTACATTAGCTACTTGGTCATATCCTTTTGAATATACAAATGATTCTGGTAATGTATCATTAGTATCGAACCCTGATATATAATTCACACCACAACCTTTATATTCGCCACCAAAATGCCGATAATTAAAACCGTAAGTTTGTCCCATATCTCCCTCTTCATAATGATTTAAACCACGCTTATCTAAAAACTCGCGAGATGTATTTCCATCCCATACGTGTATTCCCTTTTCTTGCAAAATCTTATTATCTGTTTTACCACTAAGATAAAACATAAGCTCTTCAAATACTGCTCTAAAAAATATACGTTTAGTTGTAGATATTGGAAATGTATTGCGCAAATCATATTTTAGCATTGAGCCAAATATTGATAATGTACCAACACCTGTTCTGTCGTCGTTACTAGAACCATTTTCCAAAATATTGCGCATCAGGGATAAATATTCCGTCTCTTGGGTATAAAATGGCTTATATTGGGATTTAAATTTTGTCAACATATAATTATTTGGATTCTCATAAGTAATAAAACGATAATATAAATTATCAGATTTGCAAATAGGTGATGTAGTAGTAATTATTGCAGAATCATCAATTTTTGGAAAAAATGTATCTCCTATAAATTTTTCGTCTTGTTCTTTAGTTAAATAAATTTCGGTTGCATAAATTGTATAAGATAAATCTATTTTTTTACACATATCTAGAGCTAATTTATATATTTGTTCTCCACCAATAATATAATATGTGAAAGGACACTTAATATCAATATTGTTTGGAATTTGTGAAATTAATTTGATTTCTAATTTTAAAAACTCATCAGTATAAAAAAAATTATTCCATGTTGTAAATAATACATTATTAATATTATCTGTGATATTATTATTTCTATTATTATTGCCATTGTATTTAGCATTTTCACGGTCTATATAATCTTTATTATTAGAAATAATAATATTAAAACGGTCTGCTAGAGGCTTTCTATTATCTGGAATACTTTCCCAAGTTTTGCGACCCATTATAACTATGCTAAATGGATATTCATTTGGTTTAGGTTTTGTTAGTTCTTTAAAATGTTTCATATCCTCTGGAATATGCCATTGAATAGTTCCATTATTACCAATATATTGTTTGCCAAAGGTATATGCTACAACAAAATTTAATTTACGATTAAATGATTGTATAGTCGCCATAGTGTTATAATAGTTTTGTGAATTTTGCAAGTTTTTATGTCTAGATAAATATTATTTATTTTTATATTTATATTTATATTTATGTTTATGTTTATGTTTATGATTATTTTTATTATTTATTTTTATTATTTATTTTTAAATTAACATGAAAATAAAAACATAAAAGATAAAAGATAAAAGATAAAAGATAAAAGATAAAAACTTAAAAAAAATAATTTAAAAAATTGCGTATTCTAAATATCAATTTTTATAAATACAATTACTACTAATAAATAGTATCTAGAGCCATTTTGCCATTTAATAGCTCTATCATGCAAAATGTGCCACTATGTAATAAAAATGCCCGTCCTGCCGCCCAACTGAACCCTTTATAAAAATGCATTATACCATAATTGCTATAAATATTTTTACATACATTAATATATGATGCATCGCAAGATTTAGAACTTTGCATTATAGTTTTTATTTTATCTTGTGGATAAATGAAACTCCATGATGTTAATCCAGATAAACCACCAAATAAAAATGATGCCTGACTAGTTATTTCTTTATTATATTTAGTAAATGTTTCATTTTTTAGGTATTCATATACACTAAAATATATGGCAAAGCCCGGAACTTCTCTTAAAAATGTTGCGCTAAGTCCTTTAAATATAAATTTATGATTTAGAACATCTTTTATTGTAAAATGTTGAGAATTTTGCCGTAATATTTTTATTCTCTCATATGGTGAAATAATTAAACTTGCTGTTAAACCAGAAATTGCACCAGATAATGGTATACAATCTGTGTTTTTTAATACATAATTATATGTTCCAAATACAATGGCTTTTTCAACACCTATACCTATAAGTGGAATTGTAATACCTTTATATAAATTTTTCAAAGATGGTTTAAAATTTGATAATGCATTGCCAGTTTGAATATGTGTTTTAATTGTATCTAAAGGATGGCTAATTAATATACCACACATACCGCTAATACCTCCAAATAAATACTGATTTGCCATTTTTGTAAAATTTATATTATTTTATGTCTATTTTATTACAAAATAATTAATTTTTATATTGAATAAATTGTTTAATTAATAAAAAAAATGGCAAAAAAAATAAAAAATTAACAAAAATTGAAATTTTATTTATAAAAAATAAATTATAATTATTAGAAATATTTCTAAGATGGAAAAACCTAAACGTTTGAATATATATACATGTACAATCATATCAGGTTCTAAAATATTAGATGATGGAACTAGTCTTGAAGTAGTATTTTCATTGATTATAGTTTATGCTTATTCAAAACAACACGCATTAGAGATAATTTGTGGTATTGTCCCAAAACCTGATATTAAAAATGAGTTCATGTTTAGCTGGTTGCCTGATAATCCTTATATCCAAATCGAAAGCATACATAAATTTATATTAAATGCTGATGGTAAACCTGTAGATCAGGAAGTATTTTATAAAGAAAGTGCAGGCTGGAATACATATGAAAAATCTTTCACCAGAGGATTATGTTGTATTGGCTATACTGATGATTTAAGTAAATTAGGAACTATTATATACACTGATCATGATTCAATCACAAAGGATGATACAGAGAAAAATGTAGAAGATGACGCCGAACTTAATAGTAGTCTACCAACACAGATTTGCGAAAAAGAAATAATTATTGCAGAACAGAAACTAAAGCTTGAAATACAGAGCCAAGAGCTTGAAAAAATGAGGCAGGAGATTGAAAAACTGAGGCAAGAGCTTGAAACGTCTAAGCTAAAAAGTGCTTAGTATTTTTATTTATTTTTCTATTTTTAATTTTTTATAAATTTCTAAATGTTGTCTAGATACATTTTGCAATAATTCTTTATTTTTTTTAATATATGGTTGCAATTCATTATGAATATTCTCAAATGTTAGTTTTGGTATTAAATTATTTATATCATTTTCTGACATATCATAATATTCAACAAAACATTTACCATATGAACCAAAATATTTTTTACTTTGATTTAAATTAAGCATTTTAATAGCTTTATTTAAATTCTTCTTTGTTTTGCATTCTATTTCGACATATAATGGTATACCTGGAATAGAATCAAATGCAACTTCGCAATTATCACAATCTTTTTTACCTAAAGGCAACGACCATTTTTCCCGCATTGTTTCATGATATGATTTTTCTGTTAAATTTAAAGCTTGTAAAAATGCTTTGCCATTTTCAAAATTATCTTTAATTGATACCTCATATTCTTCTGGAAACTTTGAATCTCTATATATCTTTGCAGTTAAAGTTGTTTTATCTCCTTCATCACGAACTCGCACATATCCCCTTTTAATATCACATAATCCATACATGCATCTTTTATATATTGTATTAGATTTTACTAACTTTGCATTTAAATCTTTCAATTTCGTAATTAATTTGTCCTTATTTATATCTAAAAATTTTGCTTCAAATTCAATTTCCATTGGTTTTTTTTGTGTTTTTTTTAGACTAACATTTTTTTTTGATTTATTTTTTTTTGATTTATTTTTGTTTGATATTCTTGTCATTTTTACTTTTGTATTACTTTATACAAATATTAAATATATACAAAAATAAAAAAAATATAATTTAATTCTTAATGTTGCTAGACTCTAAAAGTTCAATTATTTCCAGAATTATATCTTTTTGTTCATCATCATTATCTCCTATATCATATTTTTTCAAAATTTCAATATATTCACTAAATAATGAACTATCTACTCCATAATTAAATAATACTCTTATTGTTTCTATTGTTTCTTCATCTATATTAGTATTAAATATACATTCAATATCATCTTCATCTAAATAATTAATTAAATCATTGTCATTTTCTAATATATTATAAACAATATTAGCACAGCAATGTTGAACTGCTTTTTTAAATGTTTCGGACTCTGGAAAATATCCTAAACTAATCAAATAATTATACATATCATAATTATGTAAAGTGATACATTGTGCAAGTGTTTCATCTGATATTGATAAATTTAATTCATCAATAAATATATCTATTACATTTGATAAATTATAATATAAAATATAGTCTAGATATGTATTTAATTCTGTATTAATATTGCCAAAACGAGGAGCATCTAATAATTCTGAATATGGTTCTAGTTCAAATTTTGCAAATAGTTTCATTAGTTTATTAGTATCTTCAGAATCTAGAGCATCTAGAATAGCATCATAATATTCAATAGATAATTGTTCTGGCATTTGTAATACACAATATGCAAATCTCTATATGCAAATCTCTATATGCAAATCTCTATATGCAAATCTCTATATGCAAATCTCTTATATAATTTTATAACATAAAAATAAAAAAAATTATAAACACATAAAATAACAAGCAAATACTTAGAATATAAATCGTAAATTAGTAAATTCAACTTTCTTATATTTTATATTTTTTAATGCTTTGCCAGTTGATAAATTCTTGACTATCCATTTATTTAATTTTGGTAAATAATAATAATATGGGCTATCATATGGACTTGTTTTCAATTCATATTTTTGTTTATAATCTTCTACTGTTGCAATAGCATCTGCCTCTGTTGAGCATAATTTACTCATATTACTATCATGAACAATTGCAAAATCATTATCTGCATTTGTACCAATTACCATTGTTGTTATATAAGTCCAAATTAGTAAATTAAACATATTTTCTGCAATATATTCAAATTTTTCATTAATATTTAAATTATTATTATTACAATTATTTTCTAATAATAAATAAGCAGAATTTAATTTTTCCTTTCCAAATTGCAATAATTCAGCAGTTGTTTTGCTAAACATATTAAATCCTAAAATATTATTTACAACCATTTTTACTTTATAAAAATTACTATTGGTATTAATATTTAAAATGTCTTTGTATTCTAACATTAATTTATTATTTAAATAACTATTAATATCAATTCCTAATACATCAGCCATACCATAAACAACATAAAGAATATCAGCACAAGCATCTCTTTGTTCTATAATATCATTTTCGTCAATTGCAACAATTAATTCATCTAATTCCTCTCTAATTAAATCTAGACGTAGTTTAATTGTTGCAGGTGAATTATCAAATATATTAAGTCTAATATATTTATAAGGATAACTTATACTATCTATATAATAAGTATAATCATCTGGATCTGATGAAACCATATCAAATGCACGATTAAATTCCATCACTTTGGCAAAATTTGTTTTAGCCATTATGAAATATTGCAATTAGATTACAAAATATTATTTATAATTATAATAATTAATATTATTATTTTTTATTTTTAAATTCATTTTATATTATAAAAAATATTTATATTTTTTATAATATAAAAAATATTTATATTTTTTATAATATAAAAAAATTGATATAAATATAATAAATATAGGAAATATATGAAATATGAATATGGCAAATATGGATATAGCAAATATGGATATGGCAAATATAGATGAAAATGCTTTATTTACGTGCGGAATTTGTCATATTGTATTAAAATATTATGATTATTTATCACATTCAGAAACCTGTATAATACCAAATATGGATAATAATAGTATGGATACGTATGACAATACTTATGAAAATACTTATGCAAATACTTATGCAAATACTTATGAAGGCACTTATTATGATTATGTGCCAAATAATAGTAGTAATAATGTAAATTTATATAATTCTATGTTTAATAATGGTTTAAATAATAATTTATTTAATGATTCACAAGAAAATGATAATATTGTTGATATTGGTTTAGGTATTGAAAATTTATCTTTATATAGTGAAAAAGTGCCTATTACTGAAAATTCAGATTGCGTAATATGTATGAATACATACCAACAAGGAAAAATATTTTATTTAATGAAATGTATGCATTCATTCTGTGATGATTGTAGTAAAAGATGGTTTGATTTTAAGTCTGTTTGTCCACTTTGCAAAACTAATATGAAAAAAATATGAAATTATGAAATTATTAAATTATGAAATTATGAAATATGATAAAAAAATCAAAGTAAATATTTTATAATAAAATTTGATAAATTATTATAAATAAAAATATACATTATAAATAAAAATATACATTATATATAATAATATTTTATAAAAATATAAATTTAGTTTTTTATATAAGTCCTAATAGAATGAATAATACAACTAATATTCAAGATATTATAAAAAAATTACCTATTACACTTTTTTTTTCAGAACAATCAGATAGAAAACAATCTCTAAAATATATTAATTGGTTATATGATAATATTCCTCAAAGTAAAACAGTAGTTCAAGATAAATTTTTTCGCGAAGTAATATGTCAAGAATTACGTATTGTTTCTATGAAAATTACAGAAATCGAAATATTATTTATGATTGCATTAAAGACTATAGTAATAGAGGATTTTACATTAGATAGTGAAAGTTTAATTAAAAAAATTATTGCTGAAAATCCTGATAAGAATGACTTAGATTTAATGTATAGAATCTTAGCACAAATTATGACAAAACTACCAATGGATTTGCGTGATAAAGTATCTGGAAAACATAAAATGCAGATTTTTCAATCTATTTCCAAATTTATTACTATGGAACCAAAACTATTAGAAAGATTTATGTCTTTTAATCCTTCATTAAATACGCCAATAACTATGGAACTTGACGGAGGTGATTATAATACATTGAATAAGAAATATTTAGATGAACTTAAAAAATTTCAAGATTCTCAACCATATATTAATAGTGATAGTATGGAATATTCAAAAATTGCTAATAATATGATGCAAAAAATGCCGAACTTATTAAATAGTAATAGTAATAGTAATATAAAAGGTCAGTATATTGATTCATCACCAGATTTAATGATGGGAACGCAAGATAATAAATTATATTATTTTGATTCGTCTAGTGGTACTATTAGTGAATTTCCTATTTCCGGTAAAGAACAAATACCTGTAAATATGACTGATTTGACTAATGTTTTAGTAGCAAATAAGGTTGATAAAAACCAGATTGATGATTTAATACTTAAATTACAATCTAATACACAATCTAATACACAATCTAATACAAATGTTCCTAATGATATACCTACTACTACACATCCTATATCATTTTTAAACAGTATTTTCTATAAAAGCAATAACTCAACAGATAATTCTTCTATATTCTCTAAAATGTTTCAACAATCTGGCAATTCTAGTCCTACTAGTCCACCAAGTGCACCAGTTCCAACTAGCATACCTAGCACACCAAGTGCACCAGTTCCTCCGCAATATATATTATCACAAAATACACAAAATACACAGCAACCAGCACAATATCAAAATTATTTATTAAATCCTTCTATAACTATTCCTAAAGATTTTGTAATTCAACCACAACAAACCTCAAATTTTCTTACTCGCAATGATGTTTGTTCATTACCTAATCCACCTGTTAGTTGTCCAAAAAAAACTACACCAAGCCCAAATATTTTTAATCCTGACTTAGAAGCTAAATATAAAGAACGTGCTAGTACATATCAACAAATCTCACATTTTAGTAATATGAATTCTAAAGGTGATGATGATTTAATAAAAAAATTATCAAAAAATAATAAAGATATTGAAAATGTTGCTATTGCATTTGTTAGTATTATTGTATTATTATTTATATTAGTAATATTTAATTCTATTAGAAATAAAAATGGTTTGTAATAAAATAAATTTAATTAATTTATTTAATTTTGAATATACATCAAGTCTTTTGTAGTTTTATTATATACACCAATAAATATACCAATATCTTGTTCGTTTGTCATTTGAAATACATTATTTAATTTATCCATATAATAATCATTATTCTTATATTCTAATACTTCGACATCTTCTATATTTGGAATATCACTTGGATACTCAACTTTTTCAGGGATATCATTAGTTTTTTCTTTAGATTTTTCTTTGGATTTTTCTTTAGTCTTAGATTTTTCACTTACTTTTTCACTTACTTTCTCAGTTACTTTCTCAGTTGCTTTCTTTTTTGCTACAACTTTTGGTTCTTCTTTACGTTGGGATTCCTCCTCAGCAAGTCGATTTGCTTTTTCTTCCTCGGCAAGTCGCACCGCTTTTTCTTCCTCAGCAAGTCGCACCGCTTTTTCTTCCTCAGCAAGTCGCACTGCTTCTTCTTCAGCAAGTCGAATCGCTTTTTCTTCCTCGGCAAGTCGCACCGCTTCTTCTGCAAGTATAGATGATTCTTTAGCAATTCTAGATGCTTCTTCAGCAAGTCTAGATGTTTCTGCTTCAGCAAGTCGAGCTTCTTCTTTAGCAATTTCAGCCTTAGTTTGTTTTTTAATAGTAATTTTCTTTTTTGGTTTTTCTTCAACAATTGGTTCAACAATTGGTTCAACAATTGGTTCAACAATTGGTTCACCAATTGGTTCACTAGTAGATTTATCATTTATAGCTGTTTTACTTTTAATAGAAATTTTTGTTGATTTCTTTTCTGGAACAATTATAGGTTCTGTAACTTGATTTTCTTGAGTTGTTTCAAATTTAGATTCATTATTTATAGATGATTTACTTTCATCATTATATTTAATACGTTGTTCTAATTCTTTAATACGTAGGTCTCTCTCTTTAATTTGTTTTGCTAAATTCATTGTTATAGAAACATTCATATAATTATTTTCATCAAATTTTTTATCAGATAAATCCTTTTTTAATTTTTCTAATTCATCAGTTTGTTTAGAAAAATTTGTTTCAAGTGTTTTAATTTTATTATTAATTGTTTCAGTAAATTGTAATACACAAGCTTTTAAATCACTGTTTATTTCACTAACAAGCGAATTTAATTTGTCTTTAGACTCATTAATTTTAGTAATAAGCATATCGCGATATTCAGTCATTTTATAAATTTAAATTTATAATAAATATTCAATCGTAATATTCAATCGTAATATTCAATATATGTATATTTTGTAAATTTTATATTTTATTATTTATTATATTTAAAATTTAAATTTCAATTTTATTTTAGACGTATAAAAATTGATATTTAATATAATAAAAAATAATAAATACATAAAATATTATTTATACAAAATGGAATCATATTATGTAGTTAAAAAAGGGTTTAAAACAGGTATATTTAAGACGTGGGCTGAATGTAAAAGTGCAGTGAATGGTTTTAGTGGTCCAATATTTAAAAAATTTGAGTCCTTTCAAGAAGCATCAGATTTTTTTAAACAACCTTTAAAAGAACCTAAATATACAAACCAAGAACCATTTTTAGCTAATAAAAATGTAAATAAAAATCCAGCAAATTCAAGTCTATTATCTGTTGCTGATAAATCAAATATGGAAAACATCAAAGCGATGACAAAAAATATAAAAAGTTCTGAATATTGTATTGATTTAAATTATAATGTTGATAAATGGAATATTATTAATGACGAAATATATATATTTACAGATGGGTCTAGTCGCAAATCACAAGACTTTTTTAATAGTGGTGTTGGAGTTTATCTAGGTTATAATTGCACAAATATTAAAGAACAATATAATAATAAAACAAATAATCAATGTGAATTAATGGGTATGGATTATGCATTTAAGCTAATTGTTAGATATTATAGAGAATTATCTGGCATTAGTAAACAAATAAAGATTGTCAGTGATAGTGAATATAGTATTAAATCTTGTTCAATATGGCTACCTGCTTGGAAGAAAAATAATTGGAAAACTGCAAAAGGTGAAGATGTTAAAAATAAAGACATAATTGAAAGTATTGATGGTAATATGTCTAGAATAAAAATTATTAATAGTAAATTAGATGCTGACCATAAAATTAAAGTAAAATTAATGCATTGCAATAGTCATCAACCTTTGCCAGATATAAATGATAAAGTCGCATTTAATATATGGTTTGGCAATTATATTGCGGATGGTTTGGCACAAAATAATTTTTAATTTTATATTTATATTTGTATTTGTTTTTGTTTGTAGTTTTTATGTTTTTTTTATGTTTTTTTTATGTTTTTTGTTTCTTTTATAATTTTAACTATAAAATGGAAAAAACTATAAATATTAATCTAGATAATAATCCTAAAAAAATTACTAAAAAAAAAGATGATTTACAAAAGAAAGCTGAAATAAATGCTATTATGGAAAAATATAATCTAAAAAAAAGTAAACTTAATAATAATAAAACAAATTATGAAATAAAACCTAAAAATGAAAAACAAGTAATACATATTATAAAAGAGCCAGTTGAAAATAAACCAGAAAATTCTAAACAACATCAAACTATTACTACTACTACTACTACTAATAATACTCCTAAGCCAATTCAACAACTGCAAACTACTACTACTACTATTAATAATACTCCTAAACCAATTCAACAACAGCAAACTATTAATACTCCTACTATTCATAACACTCCTAAACCTAATACGCCTCCTAAACCAATTCAACAACTGCAAACTATTCCTAAACCAATTCAACAACAGCAAACTACTCCTAAACCAATTCAACAACAGCAAATTATTAATACTCCTACGCCTCCTAAGCAATCAATACAAAATATTATTAATAAAGATAAACTAATTGCAGAAAAAATAAAAAATGAAATGCCAAAGGCAATTATTAGCAGTAATCATTCTAAAGATTTTATGAGTTCTAGCAACATATATAATATTATTCCAAAAATTATTCCTACAAAACAATATAGTCATTTAAATACAGAATCAAAAGTAAATTTTAATTCTCAAAAAACTAATGGATTTAAAAAAATAAATATTAATCCAAATCTATCTGAAGATGAATCTCAAACTTATAAAGGAGGAAATAGAGAACAGACAAACTTACAACAAAGAAAACAAATTACACCTCAAATTCAAGCACAACAACCACAACCACAACAACAACCACAACAACAACCACAAATAAAACAAATTTATACAAGTTCAAAATCTTTTAAACAAAATCAATCTCAAAATCTAAATCAATCTCAAATTCAACCTCAACCTCAAATTCAACCTCAACCTCAACAAATAAATAATACACCAATTATATCTGAATTAGAACAAAAAAGAAGAATTCTACAAGAACAACAACTAAGAGAACTTGCTAAATTAAAATATAAAAAAGAGCAAATACAAAAAATTAATAATCGTAAAAAAGAAATTGAACTAATTAGAAGTATTGATAATGAAAAAGAAAAATTACGTTTAATACATAATAAGCAAAATCAATTAAATAATATTATTAATCAACAATTAAAACAAACTAATATTTCTGATAATTCTAGAACTACTCAAAATACTCAAAAACAACATACTATTTATAATTTTGATGCAAAGAAAACAAAAAAGAATCTAGAACAATATAAAGATGTTGTTAAACTAAATAAACCAAATAATAATAATAATAATATACCAAATAATATTGATTCTATTAAAATTGATAAGGTTGATAAGATTGATAAGATTGATAAGATTGATAAGATTGTTGTTGATAAAGTTATTAGTGATAAGGTTGATAAGATTGATAAGATTGATAAGATTGATAAGGTTGATAAGGATGTTGTTGATAAAGTTATTAGTGATAAGATTGATAAGGTTGATAAGGTTGATAGGGATGTTGTTGATAAAGTTATTAGTGATAAGATTGATAAGGTTGATAAGGATGTTGTTGATAAAGTTGATAAGGATGTTGTTGATAAAGTTGATAAAAAGAAAACTACTAAATCTAACTCAAATAAACCCTATAAATATTATACAAAAAAAGATGTTCCAGAACTAAAATGGATTTCTAAATCAGAATTATATGATTCTTCAACATTTACAGAAAATTTAGAAATATATCTAGGTATTCAACCATTATTTAATAAAAAACAAATGGTTAAAAATAAAAATACTCTAGATGAAAAAAAAAATATATTGCTAGACACATATAATTTTAAACATATTGATAGATTCAAGGATAATGTAATAAATTTAATGTATTTAATTCTGGAATACAATATTAATTTACAAACAATGTCATATAAAGAATATAAAAATTATTTAGACAATAAAACTATTACATTGGATAAATAATTTTATTTTTTTTATTAGTATAGTATAATACACATATCATAAAATGGATAAACAAAATAACAATATTGATAATATGTTAAATCATATTGTCCATGAAAAAGCTAAATTGGAAAAATTATCTAAGAAAGTTTTGCAAAATAATAAACATTTATCTACTAATAACACTAATAATACTAAAAAAAAACTAAATAATTCTACTCATAGTAATACTATCATTAAACATATGCAATTAGATCTAGATGAGGATGATTTAGAAGATGATAAAATTTTCAAAAATTTAGGATTAAAAAATAATATTTCTCCAGAGACAGAACAAAAAATTTTAGACATACTTAAAAATTATGTTAAAATGGATAAATCTTTTCGAGTAAAGCATGAATCTTTAAAAACACTTTATGGTGCATATCTGGATTTATATAAAAAATACAAAAATCAAGATAATGATATTGATACTATGAAAAAAGCTAATATGCAAAATAATTTGCAAAATAATTTGCAAAATAATATGCAAAAAAATAATACTATACAAAATTCAACTGGTGTTCCAGAGTCTCAAGCTACCGAACAAGAACATAAAGAAGTTTTAAAACAAATTCACACAGAAATGAAAGATAATAATAGTAATTTATATAAACAACGCCTTTTAATATTGAAAAAAATTAAAGAAACACCAGATATTAATCAAGAAATGAAAGAAAAAATATGTGGACGCCTTTTAATTATTTTCAAAGCTCCTCCAGTTTCTAACTATACCCAATTTCCTATGCTAGAACAAAGTAGTGTTTCTGAAGAAAAAATAGATGTTAAAGAACTAGATGATGCATATCTTAATAAACATAATGAACTTATGACTGTTTATAAAGCATATCAAAATTTATATAATGTTGTGCTTAATTATAAAGACCAATTGGATAAATATAAGAATTTACCAACTGGAAGCACAATATCTAGATGTCATATGGATAAATTAATTAAAGACCAATCCTTTGTAATGAATATGATTGATAAAATGCAAGACCAATTAGTAAGTAAAAATATTATTGCTAATTCTGATAAAGTTCCTATTAGTCCTGTAACTAGTCATCCTGAAAATATAGGCACATTTAATAATACTATGCGAGACCAAATTAAACATATTATAGATAGACAAGTTGAAATAAAACCAGATATGAAATTTAAAATAGAAGATTTATTAAGCAAATATAAAGAATGTGAAAGTAATGATAAATTTTGCCAATCTGGAAGACAATTATTATTGCTAAAAAAAATGTAATATATTATATTTTTATTTATTTTTTGATTTATTTTTTTATTTATTTGTTTACATTTTACATTTAATTTAATTTCTATATATTAAGTAGAATATTACGTAGAATCTAAAATAGAATATAATATACATAGCAAAATGGCAGCACCACCAACACGCCAACATTCAGTTAAACATGGTCCACCTATTAAAAATGAAACTGAAGTAGAAAATTATATGCAACAGACTAATAGAAAATTATTATCAGACCCGCCAGACCAACTTGATATAGACCAAAAAATAAATGCTGACCTACTACAAATTATTAGTAAAGGTATAAATGTTATTGTTGATGAATTAAAAATGCGATTGGGTTCTAATTTTACAGTAAGTAATGCAAATGCAGCTGCCATAAAAGATTTATTGGATAGTTTAAAAACTGGTATAGATGCTGATATTGCTGTTATTAATCTGGAACCAGAAAATAAAATTACATTAGAAAAAGATAGTACAAATAGTTATTATATTACTAGTAATAATGAAAATTTTTATAGAGAAGATTTAAATAGAGAAGATGTAAATAATGATATAGGTATAGGTTATGATACTATTAATATTCAAGATGAACACAATTTTACAAATTTAGATAGTAATTATAATAATGTTGTTCGAAATCAAGAAAATTTAGTTAATCTAAACTTTTCAACTATAGAACAAGTTAACAACAGACTTAAAAATTGCCAAAATCTTGAATTTCTTTATTTAAAAAAGCACGATGAAATAATGAGAATATTTGCATTTACTATTAATTTATTCGATAAATATAAATATGCTATTAAAGTAATTTTATTTTTATTAAAAAATTTAGTATATAAAGACCGTGCTGATGGAACATCATCATCCCCATCACCAATACCAGAACAAATTTTAATAAATATGCCATTGCCAATAATTACAAATATTAAAAAATTAGTCACAGACCAAAAAAATATTCAAGGTGTGATAGATAGAATGAAAGATTCTATTATGCCTGAAGCATATGTTAAAAAACCTATAATAACTCCAGCCAATAATCCATATCAGGAGCCTGATAAGATAGGAAAAACTAAATTAACAACTTTAATACCTACTGATTTAAGACAAAAATTTTTAAATGAGAGATTAACTAATCAAAACAATAATACATCAGTAGCCTAATTTCCCAATACAAACATTATAAATAATACTATTGCCAAATAAACAATCATTCCAACGTCTATTGATTTACCCAGAATACTAATTTGTCGTCCCAAAAAGTTAAATATTACATAAATAAATGCAAATGCCATCATTAATGCCCCAAATGCATTATATAATAAATTATCTCTAACAACTGGTCCCGCTTGAAATATACCTGTTAATATTATAGTTATAATAATTACTACACCAAACCCTCCAAATATTACTAATGAATCATATTTAGTTATCCAATCAACCAATGACCCAGATGATTTTATTTTACTATTATTTGCTATAGTTTTATCCATTTTTTATCTATTAGTTTATAGTAATATTTATTTTTACAAGTATAAAAAAGAAAACAAATAAAAACAAATAAAAACAAATAAAAATAAATAAAAATAAATAATGATAATTTTTACTAGTTTTACTCTAATATTTATATTTTATTTATATAGTATAGTATAGTATATGTTAAAAAAATGAATAGTATATTATATGAACTTGCTGAATTTTTAACAACACCATTATTTCGTTGGTTATTTCTATTATTAGGTGTTATATTAACAATATTACAATATTTAAATTCTCCTCAAAGATTTAGTTATGTAAAAGCTAGATTTGGTTTATCATTTAAATGGTATATGTATTTATTATGTATGTTTAATTTATTTACATCATCATTAACTACTGTAGGACAATGGATAACAATACCATTTACTGATATGTTGCCAGATTATTGGTATATATATGTATTTATAATTTGTTTTGCAATAATTACACAAATTACAATAGATTCACCACAATATTCAAATGATGGAACCTTTACACCACCACCAAATTATATGTTGCCTCAAAAATATAGAGTTATTATTTCTTATTGTAGTGTTATTGTAGATACAATACTTATGTTACAAGTATATATATATTTTGGTATAACAGATATAACCAAAAAAACCTTATTGAGTACTTATGTTCTAGAAAGATTTGGTGGATGGATTGATGGTAATAAATTGGATTTTATTTTTGAATGGTCTGGAATAATAGATGTATTAATTAAAATATATATATTAGCATTGCAAAGAGATTTTTTTGCATGTGAATATGATTTACCTAGAAGTTGGAATGCCTAATGGAATGCATAATAGAATGCATAGTCTTATATAGAATTCGAAAGTTTTCCCAAAAAATTTATTTCGTTTTTCAAAATTGTATGAACCTGTTGTAATATATTTTTTTTAGTTTGCATTGATGGCGTATTATCTAAAACCATATCGTCAAATTCCACATTGTTATGAAGAATTATTGATTGTTTTTTACTAACTTTTGAACCCCCATCCATTTGTCCACCCATTTGTCCACCCATTTGTCCACCCATTTGCCTATCTGCAAAATTTATACTAATTGATTCTAATGTATTTTCACTATGTTTTTTATTTTTAAATAATATACAACTTTTATTAATATATTTTATTGTATTATTATAATCATCTACAATTTCACTTAAATCGCTATATTCTGGAAACATTGTTTTTTTTATAAAAAATGCTTGATGAAAATCACTAATTATTTTTTTATAAATAATATTAATTGGCAATGTTTCGCCAAATTGAGATGTAGTTTTATTCAAATTATTTTCCACATATTTCCATAGTTTTCTCGCAGAATTAACAAAATTCTTATTATTTGCTAATGTTCCACTAAAAAACTTTTTTATAATATGTAATCTAATATATTTTATCATATATTTATAATATTTATACAAACTTTCTACTGGAACAATTATTATACCTTTTGATAATTCTTCTAAATCTAATATTTCGGCAAAACGTAGCATATATATTATATCAACTTGTAAACATTTTAGCGATATATATCGACAATTATTGGAACATTGTTTTGTCCCTATAATTTCCGAAATATTTATATTCTTTTGCAAAAGTGATTCAAGGTTCATATTCATATCCATATCCATATTCATATTCATATTCTTATTATTCATAAAATAATATGAAAAAAACGAGGGATTTTGGACATTAGGATATATAATTTTGGTATCGCTAAATATTATTGATTTAAGATTATTAATATTATAAGGTAGCACAATATTTATATATTTGATGCTATAGCTAATTTTTGTAGTAATCATTATATCTGGATCTTCTAATTTTGACATAATTAATTTATATGTATCTTCATAAGGCATATCAGTAATATCTATTATGTCTTTTTTATTTTCTTTTTTATTTTTTATTTGTAATTTTATTTTATAGGATTTTAATACACCAAAACGCCTCTGCTTTATTTTAATTAAATGTTGATATGGTTTTTTAAATTCTCCGCCATTTTGCTCATTTTTTTGCGATTTGATTTGCGATTTGATTTGCGATTTGATTTGCGATTTGATTTGTGATTTGATTTGCGTTTTAGTTGAATTAAATTTAATAGATTGATTTAATATTTGTTTCTGTGTACGTTTTACATATGGTTCCGCAGGTTCAAATGAATTTCTACCATATTCAACTATATCTGTCAAACATTGGCTCATATAAAAGCAAATAATTACAATAATATATTTGAACATAGATAAAACATTATTCATTTTATTAATATCGGTTGTATAAATTTTCATATCTATATCATCAGTAGGAGTATATAATATTTTACTCATTTTATTTGGTATATTCATATTATAGGCAGTGCCACCCATTATAACCGCCATAGTATGATTATCTGTTTTAATATTGCGGGATGCTAATGGATAATATTCGTTGATAAATAAATCTAGAATAATTTTATGTATTTGTGATGATAATACGGGATTTCTTAAATTGGAATTTGAATATATTTCGCGAATTTTTTGATGCATTTTAAATATTAAGTTAGGTTCTAATCCGAATTTGTCTTTTAATTTACCTGTTAATTTTGGATATTCATGATGTTGATGTTGTTCTTCTGGATTCATTTTTTATTTACTATTTATATTATGATAAGATTATTTTTTATTATATATATATTAGTTAAATATATATTTATATTTATATATATATAACTATTAGTTAAAGATACATTACTAAATGTAAATTAAAAATGGATAACTATAATTATGAAAATTATGAAATATATGACACATATGGCAAATATGAAATATATGACACATATGGCAATAATTTTAGTAATGATTATAATGAATGTAGAGAATTTATAAATAAAGAATTTACAAAATATATAATGGATAATCTAAATAAATTTTATAATGTTATAAATGGGAAAATGTTATTTAAATTGCAAAAAATTGGTTCAATAACAACATTATTTAATAAAATAGAAAAACCTAAAAAAAAACTTATTTTTAATTTACAATATCAATTACACAATAATGTAATAATATTATTACTTGAGAATTTGATTTTATTAATATCAAATAGGGGTTTATTCTTTGATTTTAATAATTATGATTATATTTTATTTGATATACTAAATAATGATACTATTGAAGAAGTATATTTCATAAAATTAAAAAATAAAATAGATAAAAAATATTTTTCAATATGGTTATTTCATAAAGACCATATGTTCGAATATATCATTTGAATACATCATCATTGATATGGACGATAATTAAATGCATTATTATGAAATAATTGCCACATACGATTTTTACTTAAGTCTATACCAATTCTTTTTTCAAAATCATCAATTGCATCTAGTAGAAGATTTCTCCGTATATGCGTATCTAACATTAAATTATGTGTAAAATTGTTAAATGCATCTTTAATATCAGATTCTATATATGCATATGATGTTGATAACTTTTGTGCATATTTTTCATCATATTTATCATAAGTAGATGGATTTTCCAAACGATAAGGGAGCGACATTTTTTGTTTGTAGTCTTTTATTATAAAATATTAAAGATATATAAAATTTAATTTTTTGATAGAAAATGCTAAATGTGCAAAAGGGGCAAAAGGGCAAGAATCGCTATATAATTCGCATTACATTTTAGTTGTAAAATATCTATACGCGGCAAAAGTTAATAGCACGGCAACAACTGCATATGCTAGATAATACATTGGGCTTCCATCATTAAGTTGGAGACTCTTATTAAGAAAATATTTACAACATTCATTTGACGCCAATGCAGAAAAAATAACTAGACCTAGAACAATCCATTTATTATCATTCATCATACTGCTTCCAGTACCATCAGTGAAACCTTCACATGTTGTGTTACCAGATGAAACCATGACCATTGCGGGACCAGGGGCAGTAACTTGTTTAGCCTTTTGGACTTGGACATTTGGAATAGTCTGGACAATAGTTGTTGGAACGGTAGTTGTCATTGTAGTAGCTCCCATGGTTGATGTACCCATTGTGGTAGCTCCCATAGTGCTTCCAGAACTACCTGTTCCCATAGAACCCATTGCACCACCTTGAGGATAACCAGATGATGTTGCGTGAGTATATTGGCTAACATTTGCAGTACCTTGAGTACCAAAGGGCGCCATCATACTAGCTTGTGAAAGATAGCTAGGCACAGACTGCATATTTACATTATTAATTGGTGCAACTGTATCGCAAGAATCGCAACCACTTCCGAGTTCATAAAATCCCATTTTAGTTAATTTATAATTTATATTTTAGATTATATTATTATTATTATGAAATATATTTTTTATAGAATAAAAGATTAATTTTTTTTGAATTTTATGTATTTTGTTTTTCTAGATTTATTTTAATTTTGTGATTTTTTAGATTTATTATTTCTTTTAGATTTATTATTTCTTTTAGATTTATTATTTCTTTTAGATTTATTATTTCTAGTTTGTCTTTGTTTTTTGTTTTGATGTTTACTTTGATGTTTTGATAATTTGCGATAACCTCCATTATTGTTCCATTCGTCATCAATGTTAGCGGTAGATTGTTGTAATGGAACAGTAGTTAAAAGTTTTGATTTTAGTGCAGCTGACAATATACTACTTATACCTTGTTTTTGTGGTGATGGTGATGGTGCTGGTTCTGGTGCAGTTGCTGATGCTGGTACTTGTGCAGTTGCTGATGATACTCTTAGTAGTGGGTCAGTTTCACTTTCTGTTGTTTCATTTGTATTGTAATGTTGTCTGAGTGTTTCTAGCATCTTTTTTAAAGGATCTTTTTTTTGTGTTTTTGATTTAGCAAGTTGTTCATTTATTCTTCTTGATTTAGCTTTATATTCTTCTTGATTTAATTTTGTCGGGTTAGTAGTTGTTTGACTAGCTTTAACTCGTATTTTTTCCATAAGTTCGGTTTGTGCGTTTCGTGGTAAGTTTTTCAATGTTGATGTGTTTACTTTTCTTAAGTTTTGTTGTCCAGTTATTGCTTTCAACAATGCAGTCCTATCAGAGTTTTTTTTTGTCGATTCTGGTGGTTGTGGTGCTGGTGGTGGTGGTGGTGGTGGTGCTGGGGGTGCTAATGCTGATGCTGATGCTGGTGGTGCTTGTGGTGTTTCTAATTTTTGTCTAGTGCTAACCGGCGGATACATTTGTTTTACTAAGTTTGCTGAATATGTGTTAAAAGCTGTTTGTTGTTTTATATAGTTTTGAGTTCTGTTATAAACATTAGAAGTTATAGGACCTTTAGGATACTCAATAAGCACATCTTGTGGTGTTAATTTTTTACCACTGTTATTAAAATAAGGTTTTTTGTTTCCTCTCGCAATGTTTGATAAATATTCTTTTTCTAGTACTGAAAAATTTTTTTTTAATGAATTTACTGGATCAAATCCAGTGTATACTTTTGTAGATATTATTGGCTTTTTATTAGATATTATTGGCTCGTTATTAGATATTTCAGAAGAAACTATGTTAGGTTTCCTTTTAAATGGTTTTGTAATTGTATTCACTACTTTTCTCCCAAACTTACTAATTCCCCATTTACCCCCTCTCATACTTTGCCTCTTCTTTGTTAATTTTACCATTTTATAAAATGTAAATATGTAAATATATAAATATTAATAATATTATGAAAAAGTAAATATAATTAATAATATTATTATTTATTAATTATTATTTAGATAATAATAATTTAGTATTTAAAATTTTTTGATGATTAGATTTTTTTTTTGTAAATATTAATTTCATTATTGTTTTTAACAATAATTCTTTTCTTTTTTTCTCATCACTTCTTTTCTTTATTGCAGGGTCTAAATCAGACAAATGTTCTTCACCTCCTTTTTGACTAAAATATTTATTTATTTTAGTTTTTTTTTTAAAAACTTTACTTGATTTTTTCTTTGTTTTCTTAATAACCATTTTACTTAATTACTTAACTAATTATTTATTAGAAATAAAAAATATAAAAAATATAAAATATAAATAAAATATCTTATTCAACTTCTGCATTTAGTGCATTATATAATGCTACAATACCACGTTGATATTGTTCTTGACAACTGGAATACATTGTCACTAATTTATTACGCACATCTGTTTCAATTTCAACTAGTTCGCTATAACCAATATTTTTAATAGTGAAATGTGGGTTTTCGTCTTTATCATCAATTGGAGTTTTATTCAATACCTTATTTTCTAAGATACGAAACAAATATTCACAATTATCAATATATAATATTTTCATATCTTTGTAAATTTTTATATATTCTGTAAGTCTTGGATCGCTGATAGTAATTGGTATCATTGAATTACTATTTACATTCTTAGTGCAAAATTCAACCATATCACTTTCTTTGATACGAAGTTCTTTTTCAGTTGGTATAGATGCATCAAATTTATCACTAGTTTTAAATGCAGTATTAACAAATTCTAATATTTTATCATCAATCTTATCAATACTTGCATATGTATTAACAAACTCAATAAACTTTTTAATAATAGGATTATTTATTGTTTCATTTGGTGTAATAACATTAGTTGCATTTGTATTTGGACTTATATTATTAACAGTTGTTGGCAAATTATTTGTATTTGATTCTTCTAATAAATTATTGTTTAATTGTTTAGGTGATTTATTTCCAGAGTTATTATTATTGTTATTGTTATTACCTGTATTATTATTACCAGTATTGATTTTATTTTTGTTATTTCCAGACATATTCATATTATTATTCATATTATCATTTTCGTTATTATTGTTATTATTTGCACCACCTACTTTAGTATTATTAGTTTCATATGCTTTTAATATATTATTAAGTTCTGTATTAATATTATTTTTTGTGGCAGGTGTATTTGGTGTAGTAGTATTTGATGTTGTAGGTGTAATTGGTGTTGTAGTATTTGCATTTGTTGATGGTTTATTTATCATACTTGGTGTATTATTATTATTATTATTATTATTTTTTTTAGAATTATTTTTAGAGTTAGTTCCAGAGTTAGTTCCAGTTGTAGTTGGCATTGTATTAGTGATAGTTGGCATTGTATTTGGCATTGCTGGTGTATTAGTAGTATTTGGTATTGCTGGTGTATTTGGCATTGCTGGTGTATTTGGCATTGCTGGTGTATTAGTAGTATTTGGCATTGCTGGTGTATTAGTAGTATTTGGCATTGCTGATGTATTAGTAGTATTTGGCATTGCTGATGTATTAGTAGTATTTGGCATTGCTGATGTATTAGTAGTATTTGGCATTGCTGATGTATTAGTGTTTACATTATTTTTCAATAAATCTTTAGTATTTACATTAATTTTATTAGTATTTTTCGTAGTAGTATTTTTTTGTATTGTTTCAATAAGTTTACCCAAGTTTTCAATCTTACTTAATACTGTTTCCAAATTTTCTTTTTCTTCCGTCTTAATATTTGAAAATTTAGAATTAATATTATTTCTAAGACTTTTAATATTATTAGCAGATACGCTTTCTGGCTGAGGTACGCTTTCATCATCCTCACTATTAATATTTTCCAATTCATTTTTAATTTCCGCTTCTTGTTCATCTTCCTCTATTTCCGCCTCCATTTTATTATTATAAGTATTTTCCTTATTGTAAGCAGTCATATCCGATTCTTTCATATATTTTAAGCTAGGGTCAACAAACATAACTAATCCAGAAAAAGTTTTTACCATATATTCATATTGGCTTCTAACATTTTCCTTTTCCGATTCCGTTTCAGAATCTTGTATTAAATGATAATAGTATAGCATTAATAATTGTTTAAATCCCGGTTCGTGCATAATACTACCCTTTACAATATTATTATTAGTATCGCAAATTGCAGAGACACCAGATTTTTCATCTTCGCCAATAATTGTTAATAAATTTCGCAATCTATTTAAACAAATATTGTCAGTTGGGTTTACTGCTGTTAAAATTGCTGCAATAACATTCAATATTTTAACGTAATGAACGGCAACAGCATTGCAAATTTCTTTCTTTGATACTTTTGCTTTATTATTATTTATAGTCTTTTCTGCATTATCAGAACAATTATCATCTTTGCATTCAGAGTTTTCTTTCCCAACTAAAATAGAACTGGCAAATTGTTCTAGTTGTAATTTGGTATAATTTTTATCCAAATTTGAAGATAGAGTTACTGCTATTTTGTTGCATTTCTTAGCATCTAATAATGTAATTAAATCGCGAAATCTATCACCTGCAGCGAGTTTTGTTGGTTGTGCATAAGGTAAAATTAAATCTGTTATGATTTCATCAATTTTTTTTTGAAAATTTTCAATATTACTTTCTAAATCTTTAGATTTAAATAAATCACCAATTTTACTGAATATATTTGTAAAAAATTCAGCCATTGTTAGTATATAAAAATATAGTTATATAAATTGTAAATTATATTTATTTCTTTAATATATAATCTATATTTATTTTTTATTTAATTTTTATTTAACACAAGATATTTTTTACTATTTATTAATAAATATTAATATTTAAAAATTGATTTAAAAATTTATAAACTATGAAATATAATACAGATAAAATAGAAATAATATACAAATCATATATAATTTAATAAATGGCTACAAAACAAAAAATTATATTAAAAACTAAAACACCACCTGTAAACCAACTATCTGCACCATCTGCACCACCTGCACCACCCGCAAACCAATCACCCCCATCTGGCAATTCTTTAAATGTTATTGATTTATTTTGCGGGTGTGGTGGTATGTCTAAAGGTTTAACTGATGCAGGTTTAAATATAATTGCAGGGATTGACATCTGGGATAAAGCCATTAATAGTTATAAAAAAAATTTTCATCATACTGCAATTTGTGAAGATTTAACAAAATTAACACCAGATAAATTTAATACATTGTATAATACTGATAATAAGACTATTGATTTAATTGTCGGAGGTCCGCCCTGTTTTATTGCAGGTACACAAGTTTTAACTAATACTGGATATAAAAATATTGAAGATATTACATTAGCAGATAAATTATTAACTCATCAAAATATATTTCAAAATATATGCAATTTACAAAAAAAGACTTATAATGGTAATATATATGATATTAAACTAAAATATCATGGTGATATAATAACTTGCACCGAAGAACATCCATTTTATGTTCGCGAAAAACACAAATATTGGGATACAAACCTAAAAAAATATAATACTATATTTGGAGAACCAAAATGGAAAGAAGCAAAAGAATTAACTAATAATGATTATTGCGGTATGGTTATAAATACTAATAGTATAATACCAGAATTTACATTTGATAAATCTATAAATCAATTTAAAACTCATAAAATAAAAATTAAATTAAATAATATTAATTATTGGTATATGATGGGATATTTTATTGGAGATGGATGGATTGAACACACACATAAAAATAATAAAAATAAAACATTAAAATATAATATAAAATTTTCTATAAATAATAAAGATGAAAATGAAGTATGTAGTATAATAAAAAAAATATTACCAATATATAATCAAAATCAAAATTCTGGTAATTGTAAAAAATATGGATGTTCAAATTATTTATGGTTTAATATATTTAAAATGTTTGGTAAATATTCTCATGGTAAATTAATACCAGAATGGGTTCAAGATGCTCCTAAAGAATATATTCAATCATTTATTAATGGATATATGAAAGCAGATGGTAATATTAGAAAAGATAATACATTAAATTTAACTTCTGTATCTGTTAATTTAATTTTAGGATTACAAAGATTATATTTAAAATTAGGTTATATATTTTCAATAAATAAAACAATTCGACCAAAATTTACTACAATAGAAGGTAGAATTGTAAATCAAAGAAATACATATAATATTAGGGGTAAAATCACACAAAAAAGAAAAGTTTCATCATTTATAGAAAATAATTATGTATGGTTTGAACCATCTAGTATTAAAAAAAGAGACATAATTAATATTCCAGTTTATAATTTTGAAGTAGAAACTGATAATAGTTATATAGTTTATAATACAATTGTTCATAATTGCCAAGGTATGAGTATCGCAGGTAAAAGAGATATAAATGACCCTCGCAATTCATTATTTATAGAATATGTAAAATACTTGGATTATTTTAATCCAAAATCCTTTATTATGGAAAATGTTATCGGCATATTATCAATGAAAACTGCAAATAATGAAAATGTAATTGATATTATTATGAAAAGTTTAACAAAAAAATATAATTGCGTAATTTGTAAATTATATGCAAGTGATTTTGAAGTTCCACAGAACAGAAGAAGAATTATTATAATAGGTATTAGAAAAGATTTGAATATTATTCCAATTGAACCGAAACCTATTTTAACAATAGAAACTCGCAAAGCCGTAAGCACTATTTTACTACCTAAAGAATCTGTTGACGCATCGCATTTTTTAAGTGCAACTGCAATACAAGGTATTATTAATAAAAAAGCAAAATCTAAAGCAAATAATAATGGCTTTGGTGCACAATTTTTAGTTATGAATAAACCGTCATATACTATACCAGCAAGATATTGGAAAGATGGCTATGATGCACTCGTTAAATATAGTGATACCGAAATCAGAAGATTGAGTATTCTAGAACTAAAACGAATACAAAGTTTTCCAGATGATTATATTATCGAGGGGTCAAAAAAAGATATAATAATGCAAATAGGAAATGCAGTTGCCTGTAGATTTGCATATCATTTAGGTAAGCATATAATCAATACTCTTCGTCTAGAATAAGTAATGAATTCCAATATACATTATTTGCTCTAAAGCAACCTCGCCATCTGCCATTACATTTAGAATATCCGTCATAATATATTTTTCCTAGTTTTACATCATCAATCCATTGTTCAAATGTAAATGCTTTTCCAAAACAAATTTTATCATATGATGTATTTTTTTTATCTTTTTTACAAATAAAGAAACCTTGAATATTAAATTTATTATCTATGCATTTTTTTATATCTGCCATATGCCATTGTAATATGATTTGCGGTTCCAATTTATAAAAATCATCTATTATTTCTGCTTTATTTGCCCTTTTATCTTGAATATAATTGTATATAATTTGAATATTATTATTTTTATCAACTACAAGTATTTGCCCATTATTATCATATTTATTTATTTTCCATCCGCCTAATGTTATTTCATCTGTTTGTTTTTTACTTCCAAACATATTCCAAAATTTTAGTTTATTTTTCGTGTCTTTAGGTTTTATTGCAACATCGAGTAATAATTTTACAGATGGTACTTTGTCAATAAATGTAGTTACGTTATTTGTTTCCTTTTTCATTTCAAAACCATTTATATCTGGAGAATTCTTTTGATTTGCTTTTATATTCATTTGCTTTTCTAACCAATGACCTTCTTTACCACAATGCGAACTATTATAGTTATCTAAAATTATTTCTTTACCTTTCACATTTGTTAAAAATAGGTTAATAATTTCCTGTTTTTCTGGAGAATTATTATCACTTACTTTATTTTTTATTTCTATGTTAGATATTCCAGATATTAGAAAATCTATGGAATCATCTCTGGACTCGGCTCTGGAATCATCTGGCAATTCCATTTTAATTTTATAAATATATTATATTTTATATATAACTTAATTATTTGATATATAACTTAATAATTATTTATATTCAATTTTTACAAATATTTATATTTATATTTATATTTGTATTTATAATTCTAAAATTCTAAAAACTAAGTTAAAAATAAGTTAAAAATTCATAGTTATATTATGCTAAATTTTTATGAATTTTTTTATTTGTTGGAATGCAAAAATATCCGCAAAAATTAGTATATTTAATTGCTTCGTCATTGTCTTCATCTTTTTCATAATTTCTATTTGCAAAATGTGGTACATATATAGGTTTCTTTGAACTATCTACGTTTGATATTGGGCTAATACCGGGTTTATGACTCCATGTGCCATCTGTATTTGCTCTATAAAAATGATAAGTATTATCAGGGTCAACAACATAAGCACCTTTATAATAATTAGCTGGACATTTAGTATTAAAATCTACTGGAATTAAACTTGGATTATCTTTTAATATTTTTTTATACATATTAGGACATTTATATATACGCTCTTTATCTTTATCACTACCAGTTCGCTTAATAAGCTCAAAATCACCTGGTTGTGGTTTTAAATCTGTACATTCACTATCTTTTTGTGGACAAGATGATTTATGTTTTTTTAAACATATTTCATTACATTTTTCTTTTACTGCCTTAACTTGT